GGGTTTTTTCACCTCTTTGACCCAGCGATGTTTCTGTTAGTTGAGATAATTCATTTTGATATGTAAAATTGTGTGGGGTTGTGTATGGGCCAGGGATATATTCTTGGTTTTGCATGGCTTTAGTATCATCATATCTTATGATCTTTACCGCTTGCTCTACCTGAGGTATAATATTAATATGATTTGGTAAAAATGGTGAATAAACAAATGGGTCATCCTTTGACCATTGTTCCCAAACAGGAATAGCATTGGCTCTCACACTATCTTGTTCTTCAGTGTTTCTAGCTCTAATTCTACCAAAACCTCTAGGGTCTTTGTTATCAATGCATATACCAATATCAATTATTTTCATTTATATCTTTTATTTAATTCGCCATTAATTTTATTATATAATATTTCAACACCTTCTAGTTTTCTAGTTAAATCTATAATTAATGTTTTTAACTCATCAAATTCAGAAATAAAAAAATCTCTTGCCTCAACAAGGTCCTTGTTACTTCTGTTTTCTGAATCGTTTGCAATTTCTATAAATTTTTGTTTATCCATATTATGTTAATTTACCGTGCGCTTTTAATAATCCTGGCGGAACGACAGCCACACCTCCAAGAGGAGCAACAGGTATTTGTGCATAGTCTAAACTAACTTGTACAAATGAGTTTTCATCCATTTCTTTTTGATGCCCCTTTAATATTGATGAAACAAATTTCATAACATTATTTTCTTGGCCAAATAGATCCCCTGTTGGTATTCCGTTAGCTTCTAAAAATTCTGCTGCATTCATTGCTGCCCTATCTTCGCTATACCCTGGCAATCTTTTACTTAGCTGTAGTAATAGGCCGTTTATTTTTTGACTTACACCTACCCTTATATAGTTTAAGACTTGTAATATTGCATTATAAAAATCTTCACAACTTTTAATACCAATAAATGGTATTGCCATGGCTAGTATATCAATAAGAGCGAGCAATATTCTTTTCATTTTTGATTTAGAATTTTTCATAATTCTTTTAATCAAGTCTTTAATAACAAGGGCCAATATTGGTTTCATTAATTTCCAAAATATTTCTAAGAATTTATTAAAAATGTCTCTTAGGGTATTTTGTAAGAATTTTGAAATATTTTTTAATAATGTTTTTACTTGTACAAAAGCATTGACCGATGCTTCTTTGAACATTTTCCACAAAAGAACAATTGGAAATATGAATTTTGGTGAAATTACAACAGCTAGTAAAGATCTTAACATACCTTTTAATGATAACTTATTAAGATTTAATGAAAAATTTGGAAATGGTATTGATATGTTTTTACTCGCAGCGTCTTTTGCTGTTTTTGCTAAAGCATCATCAAATGCTTTATAAACTTCAACTTCATTCTTAGTCGACGCATAAAAAGCAAAATCCTCAACAATTTTTTGATTCATTGGAATTTCAAAATTGTTACAGTCGGTAAATCTTAATACTTTGTTAAGCCTTCTATTTTCATCATCTAAATCTATTCCTTCAATATCATCAAAATCAAAAAATGTAAATTCAGATTCTCGTTCAGAAAATTGATTAACTGGATTTTGTTTCAATTCAACATTATTATCATCACAAAACCCCATTATTTTATCAATACTCTTTATTAGTTTGCCTAAGGTGCTGTCAAATGCTGGATTGCTTTTATTGTTTTGACTTACAGACAATATATCCCCAATTGGAAACATAACTGCAAAAGTATTTTTTATAACATCTGTCAATCTAGGGAATTCTATTGACTCGTAATATTTTGTAATAAATTGATCGACCGTTAAAATATTGGTATCTATTCCAGATATTTGATATTTTTGTATTCCCGCATTCCAATTCATTTGAAATAGTTGTGTTTCGTCTTCAGCAATAAAATTGTATGGGCTTGTAGAAAATGTGTCATAAAAAACTCTATTCATTTTTATTTTACTTGGTGATTGTTGTCCTTCATAAGCAATTTTACCTAAATTATCAAAAGGGCTTGTTTGTAAAATATCTAATGGATCAAATTCTTTGGGGGATATAGTGAGCCCACTATATGGCATTAATGTTTGTGTTCCACAACCAAAATCGTTGTCATTTGCAAAAAACAACTTTCTAAGATTGTCTAAAAAAATAGGTTTAATTAAAACTGATGTTTTTTTAATTGACTCTCTTGTTGTTGTTCTTAATAAACTTTCCCCACTTTTTTTGGGTAAAATTTGTTCTAAACTACTTGAGATTTTTTCAAATACATTGTCTGTATTTGGTAATTTTTGTTTAGCTTTTGAGGTAAACCCCTCCAGTGTACTACCGATTTGACCTTGTAGGTTTTCGATACTGTCATCAAATTTTTTTAAACTACTATCAACGTTTTTTTTTAAGTCTGCTGCTGATTGAATCGCATTAAACTTTGATTTAATTTGACTTTCTTTTTCTTTTAAATCGTACATTATATTTCAAATTTTTCACCTCTATTTTTATCTTTATCATCGTCCATTAATTTTTCTAGAAGCTCTCTATCTTCATCGGTTAAAGTCATTTTACCTGGTGCAAACTTACCGTCGGAGCCGGCACCCTTTTGGATTAGGGTATTTTGGATTTTAACTAATGATATTTTCTTTTCTGTACATTCATTAAGAATCTTTTGTTGTTCTTTAATTACGGGCCCAATAACGGACATATCTTCAGATTCTTTCATAAAAGAAAGCATCTTTTTCATGATCAATGTGGCCGTATTTTTTTGTTCCACAATATCGTTATAAATCTCCTGCATTAGAGCCAAGGCTGAGTCGGTGTCTAATGATAATGTTTTTCTCGGTGGTCTCATAAATAATAAATAGATTTAATCTAAAAATCCGCCTAATATACCATCATATAGGTTTTTATATCTTTTTAACGAAACACGTATCTCTTTGGTTGAAAGTGATGTCATTTCTCTTAAAGACAGTAAAATCAGGTTTTTATTAAACTTATTACCATCACCTATTTGAAATATTCTCTCAAAATTGGTAAAAATTTCTAACAGAGCATAACCTAACTTCTTTTCATTGTCGGTCAATTCTTCTGTTTCAATAAAGTCTTCTAATTTATTAGTTAAAGCAATTATAACATCAGAATAATCAACGTGATAGTCGTCTATAGTATATGAAAAATCAATACGTGTCTCAATGTCTTCGGATATATCTTCATAAGAGACACTTCTGTTTGTATCTTTGGTATCCTTTTGAATGGCGCCCATTAAGTAATTCTTACAAATGGTTCCAAAATAGGAATATGCTTTATGGTTTTTTGTATGGTCGAATTTGTTAATTTTTGTTATAAGGAAAGACATAGTATCAGTATGCAAGTCCTCAAATTCAAAATCTTTTCTGTATAGTTTGTATCTTCTTATGATACTCTCAACCATTATTACTAGGGGTTCTCGTAAATATTCATTGAATATCTTGTTTCTTTCTGCGTCGTCTGAACTTTCTAAGTATCTAACTACCGCCTTCTCTTGATCCTCCCCAAAATAAACTTTTTGGGTACGTTTTCTTGGCATTAAGCTTCACTATAATTTACTTCTCGTTTATTGGTGAAGAAAAATTCTTTTTTTGCTGTATCAATCCAAAACTTGGCCTCTTTTTCTCCTAGTTTTATTTCTTGATCATTTTTGTATTTCCAGAAAAGGGAATCTTCTCTTAAGTTTACATGTCTGTATCCTATTCTTGGGACAACAACAATTTTCACACCATTATGGGTTAATCTTAATAACAATTCGTAGCCAAATGTTAATTTGATATTTTCTTTTAAGCCGCCGAATTCTAAAAATGTTTTTGTTTTGTAAACCCCGCCACTTATTTGGTAGCTTTGAAATTCCATTAGAACTTCGTTATCTAAAAACCCTTGTGTTTCTGAAAACCCATATGCCCAAACGGATTCATTTGTAAAATTTGTAAATTTACCAGTTTCATCAATATCCTTTACGATTGGTAAGAATACTTGTGCTTCTGGGTATTCATTCATGTATTCATTTACACTTGTTAACCAGATCTTTTGATATTCATCATCAACCTCTAAAATTGAAAACCATTCTGTATCACAAATTTTAGCTCCTTCGTTTATTTGACTACAGAAATCGGCGCTTTCATTATGGTAATGATATTTTATTTCTAATTTTTGACCTAGATCTATATCTGACAAATCCTTCTTAAGATTTGCTGGGGCCACAATTAGTAGTTTAACATCGTTATAAAATTGTTTTACAGATTCAACAGAATAAAATAACATTTCTTTATAATCTTCGTTTAATTTATGAACCGGTAATATTACTGTGATATTTTTCATACAACTTCTTCTTCTTTTAATTTTTCTAATGCTTTTGTTATTGTCTCAACTCTTTTATTATTAAAGGATTGAAATACGTTTATGGTGTTGTTTTTTGTTATTTCTTTTTCATATGGTATTAATGTACTTGCCATTTTTTCTTTAACTTCATCTGTAATTCCAACACCTTCTAACCATGCTAAAGAATATGTGCCAAGCAATTCTACTAATTTACTTTCATCATATGTCCATATACCATTTTCAGTCAACCAATCTGGTTCTGTAGAAGGTATTTTACCTATTACGGGGATATTACACTTCATGGATTCTAATGGGAAAGTACCAAATGTACTATCATCATCAAGCCATAAAGAAACAAAACATTCTTTTAGAGAATTTGCAAACTCTTCGTTTGTCATTTGTACCATATCTTTAAAAGTAACCCACCTTAATTGCGGGTATTTTAAATAAAATTCAGATATAATTTTCCTATGTTTTACTCTGTCTCTTATACTAATACCAATATATGGTTTTTGTAATTTTTCACTTTTACTAAAATAATCTTCAATTACTGGTGGTATAACAAATACTAGTGATTCTGGAAAATATTCTAGAATATATTTTTTAGCTGCTTCTGTAGTAGTAATAACTTTTTCAATCCCAAAATCACTCCAACGGCTGCCGATAGGTAGAGAATCAAACATGTATTCTTTTTGTTGCACTAACATTATTTTAGTACATCTAATATTCGCTAATTGTTGCAACACATTTGAATATTGTTCTGGGATAACCAAAACGTCGTCGATTGACATTTCAATTTTATCATCTTTGATTGAAACTACAGGTATCTCATTGTATTTATCTCCCAACCAGCTAGACACCCCGCTATAGTTTTTGTCTTCAACTAATATTTTGCTGTCCATTCCAGCCTCTTTTAAAAAGAGGGCCATATCATAGATATGTTTTACAGAAGCTTTAGCATTATTTCTAGTGTCATAGCATAAAAAATAAATTTTATTTTCTTTAGATTCTATTCTAGAAAGTGCATCTTGTAATTTTTCGATGTTTTTTAATTTTTCACTCATTTTTTTATGTTTCTTCGTTTATTATTCCATATTGGATTAGGGTATTAAATGCTAAATTGAACGATACTGAACTTTGACTTGGCTTTAATGATGATAACACATCATCATCATCAATATCATCAATCTCATTTAATACTCTATCAATCATCATCTTTAAAAGTTCGTATTTAAAGACGTTTATTTCCATCACATCTTTTCCGTCTTCATCCTGAAGCGTACCTCCTGTCCTACATTTATCGATCATACCATCGATATCGATGTAGTAGTTTTTATTATAAAATTCCGCCATCTATTATTAATTTTTGTTCTTCTTTTGGGTTAATTAATATATCACCATTTCCTATGGTGATATCACTTAATTTATTTATTTTTTTCTCATAAGTAAAGAATTGATTATATGGGGTTTCAAATAAAATAAACTCTTTATTATCCGGTTTATTATCTAAAATAATTTTTGAATCTGATATCCATATGTCGACGTTTCTCCATTCCGTATCTAAATCTTTACTTGATACAAATTTGATGTTGTTTGGCATAAAACCACTTCGTGATAAAAAAAATAAGGTGGCTGGTCTAGCTTTGCCAAATTCATCCAAACCAACAAGCGTAACATTATCATCTTTATGATCATACACTAGTTTATTGAACTCATTATAAACATTGATATAACTTACTGGGGAGTGCCCATAAAGTTCCATTGGATATTCAATATACTGAAAGTAATCTTTTTGTTCTTTTGATTGAAATATAAAATGATTAGAAAGATCAAGATTAGTAATTGGTTCAACTACTTTATAATCAAACTTGTCTTCACTTGCATCAACATCAACATCAATGTATGCGTTTTCATAATGGTAGTGAAACCTGTTTACGAAATTACGTAAAACCCCATCTATTGAAATATATATATTCATACTTCAAAAGATAGGGTTAAAATTTAATAAAGTAAATATCTATTTACTCGTATCTCTTTAAAATTTCGCTAATAATTGGGTTTCTAACGATATCTTCATTACCAAATTCAAATATGCCAATTCCTCTAACCCCATCTAGTCTTTTTTTAGCGTCATATAGACCGGTTTTAGTTTTATCTTTGAATTTATCTGATTGTTCTAAATCTCCGGATAAGAAAAATTTAGAATTGAAACCAATACGCGTTAAAAGTAATTTTATTTGTGCTGGTGTTGCGTTTTGAGCTTCTTCAAAAACAAGAATAGTATTATCAACATTCCATCCTCTCATATAAGCCAAAGCAGCAACTTCAATATACCCTTCATCTTTCATTCGCTCTCTAGCTTCTTTACCTATTATTTTATTTAAAAGATAATATGAGGGATAAATGTATGGATCTAATTTTTCTTCTAACCCACCTGGTAGTGAACCTAGTTTTTCTTCAGCTTCAACTGCTGGTCTAACAATGATTATTTTTTCATATTTGTTATCATCGTCCCAAAGTAAATCAATAGCTCTTTTCATTGCTATATATGACTTACCTACCCCAGCAGGCCCAAAACATAATGTTATTTGATTTTCACCCAATATTTTCCAATACTCTTCTTGTGACTGTGTTAAAAATTTTTCCTTGGGTTTTTTAATGATCTCTCTAATTCTTTGTTTATGTGGTGTTTTCTTCTCCTCTATAACGGCGGCTTTGTTTTTCGATTTTATCAAAATTTTAAATTTTAAAATTAACAGTTATTCTCACCCATATAAATATCACTTAATTCCACTAGAATTAAAGCCACCCTCACCTCTTGTTGTATCGTTAATTTGGTCTGATTTTGCTAATGTAATCTTACCTTCACCGAATACTGGCATTATAACCCCCTGAGCAATTCTATCACCTTTTTCGATCTTAAAAGGTTCCTCACCTAGGTTGATTAATGGTACTTTAACCTCTCCTCTATAGTGACTATCAACAGTACCTGGACTATTTAAAACTGTTATTCCGTGCTTAACAGCTAACCCACTTCTTGGTCTAACCTGTATTTCAATACCTTTAACTAATTCAAAATATAAACCAGTTGGTATCAATGCTCTTTTAGATGGTTGGATTATGATTGGCTCTTCAATGTCCGCTCTAAGATCAAATCCACTATCTCCCTCATATGCAAATTTTGGATCTTCGTTTGTTGATTTATTAATAAACTTAACAGAGAATGATGATAGCTCTTTTGCTTGAGCTGAATAAACCTCTTCATTCAATTCATCAAGTGTCTGGTTAATTTGTTTAACCAACTCTTCGTCTAATTCAGAATCATCATCTTTGGAAAGTAATGCTTCGTATTCTTTTAGTTTATCTAAAATACTTAAAAAGTTGTTATTTGTTTCCATATTTTTCTTCTATTAGTGCTAATTCAAAACCGTGTTTTAGTATCTGTGATAAGATCGATGAGTGCCACTTTGCCATTTTATCATCAGAGTCTTTATCAACATTTATTATTGCTTGATATTCGTCATCATCTAAATTACATCCATATTTTAAAGCATAGAAAGCACTTCTCTCGCCAGCCTTCATTGCAATCATATTTTCAGTTTGGTAAACATACATTTTACCTTGATTGATTCTATGCCATTCACTTGGGTTTGGTTTAAATAGAAAAACTTTTCCGATTTGTGATAAAAAAACAGTTTTTATTATTTTATTTTTTTCAATTTTTATTTTTTCGGGTAAAATATCATTTATATATAATGAAAATTTACAAACTTTTAATAAATGATCTAGTAGTCCGCCTGGGTATGCTCCGTATAAATCAAGAGAAGGAGAAGCTGGGCAATGAAAAAAATCATCACCCAGAAATTCTTCTAACTCTTTTGTAAAAATGCCATAAGTTTCATTTACTTCAAGAAACTTCTTTTTATTTTTTTCAATTTTTTCTTTCGAAATCATTTTACTTGTAATATTCCGGAGTGTTTTTCTCGTCTATTACACATTCAATCGGCATCTTTACTACGCTCAAGCTTTCACTACCTCTAATGTCACCAGCCCTATATTTGGCGGCAACCATAGTAGCTTCTTCAACAGATTCAGCTTGAAGCACGTATTTAACTTTTTTGATTCTAGGGTTACCCTCTCTGTCCATTTGTTCGGTTTCGTAACCGATAGTAATTAAATAATACATAATTTTTAGTTTTAATGTTATTAACTAATATAAGTCTTTTTTTTCAAAAAACCAAAAACTATTTGTTAACAATAGATTTGAAGAATTGAACTCGATCATTACATACTTTTTTTAAAGAATATTTGTCTTTAACTGTTTCGTATAATCTATTACCCAAGTCTTCAATCATGTTTGGGTTATCTATCAATCTTTTCATGTGTTTTGCCCAGTCTTTGTGATTTTTTCTTGCTGATACAAGAAGTGCATTACCTCCATCGTTAAATTTACCTTCATTTACTGCGGATACTAAATCCATAGTATAGGGCATGGTTTCACTAGCAATTATAGCTTTTTTATGAAACCCCGCTTCAATAATTTTTAATTGTGATTTACATGAATTAAAATGAGATTCAAGTAGTGGGGCTAATGAAACATCAAAGTAATTGTAATTTAATGCATATTTGGTGATATCCTGTGTCCATCTTCTGAGATATGGTACATCCATTGAAGGGTAATCTGCTTGTGCATATGAAAGTAAAAAATTTCTATAGTTTTCATCTAATACTTTATACCCAGAGGTAAAAATACTTTCATATTTAGACCATACAGTTTCATGTGGTTGTATTGGCCTTTGTGTAACCTCTCCGGTTGATTTATTAATCTCGTGAACACTTCCTCTTAAATCGAATCCACATAAAACAAATTGAGTTTTATTTTTGTACTCGTTTTGAATAGATTCAATACCACTTTTCATTAATTCGATATCATATAAGTGTGATGAGCCTCCTAACCATCCAAATCTTATTTTATCAGACTTTAATGGGTTGGACTTAAATTGTTGCTCTTCTTCATCTACAGCATTTGGGAATACAATAACATTTTTAACACCTAATCTTTTCTTGATTTCGTTTGCAAAAAATTCAGTTGTACAAGTGATGTAGTCTGCCGCTTTTAAAAATGCAATCTTTTTTTCCGCAATCTTTTGTTTTTTAATTTGCTCATACATTGGATGTCTTTGGTCCACATTCCAAAAATCATCAATATCCATAATAACTTTAATACCTCTTCTTTTTAACCATTCAATTCTTTCCAAATTTCTTTCAAATGGTACCATGTGTATAAAACTATGAAAAAGAACAATATCATAGTTATCAAACACGCTATCATTATCTTCTAGATTCATAACAATATCAACATGGATATCGTCAGAATGATTATTTCCAATAAATTTAAATGGATCTAGTACTCTGTATTTGCCAACACCGTGGCCATCAGATGGAATTGCTAATATTCTTATTTTAGACATTTTTGTGATCTTATATGTCTATTATAAGAAATTTTAAATTAAAAGTGAACTTTACTTGGCTTTATTTACGCCTGTGATTTTACCCTTGAATACTGAATCACCAACTTTTAAAACTAGATTTTCATTAATTGATGTTGTTTGCTGTGCAGTAAGGATTTGATTTAATTTTTCATCCATAACCTTTCTAACTGTATTTTCAATTAATGTGGCGATTGCGTTCATGTCAATATTTGAGTTTGTTATTGTGCCTGAACTTTTTTGTTGTGGGGTTGGTTTTGCTAAACCTTCTCTTTCCATTAATTTTTTAGCTCCTTTAACGAAATCCATATCTAATGTTTCATTTAAAGAAATCTGTGGAATTGGGTTATCGATCATAGCTTTTTTAATATGATCTGGTAATTTTGATTGTTGAATTCTATCAACGCTTGGGGGCGCCATTTGTCTAGTTGGCGGGGCAGATTGTTCAGAAATATCTTCTGGTGCACTTCTTAAAATGTCTTCATTAATGTGGCCTCTTTCAAAGTTACCACCATCAACTTTATTCATTACTTTTTTTGCTTGCACTAATTTGTGCATTAAGTCGTTTTCTGATATTGCTCCGTTTCCCATAATATTATAAATATATTTGTTTATTTGATTAAAATAAAGTTAAAAATATGTAATAAGTTTTTTTACTCTGTTTACAAATTCTTCATTTAAATCATAACGATTATCTTCTGGCTCGTTTGTTGGCTTTTGTTTTTTAGGAATTTCAGGTAACTTTTTCTCTTTATTCTCTGGTTCCTGATCTTTTTGATTTGGTTTTTTAGATGGTTTTTCCGTTGGTGTTGGGATCAACGTTTCTGGATCTTTTTTCTTTGCTGAAACTCTCCTAGTAAAGTTACTTATTTTACTTTTATCTTCAGGCTTAACATCTTTACCAATATTTTCAATAGTATCAGCAATTTTATTTAAAAGCTCATCTTTTTTCTTGTTAAGGTCTTTTAATTGTTGAATAAATTTTACTTCTTCTGGTTTACCTTTATTTGCTTTGTAACCATCTAAATTTGTTTTAATATCCTTTTCAATTGTATCTAATTCGACGTCGAATTTTTTTAGTTCTGCATCTACGTTTCTTGCCTGTTTTGTTATTGTTGCTGGTTTCGGTTTTTCAGGCTCTATGCTTGGCGTTTTTGATGGTTTTTTTATGTCACCAATTCTTGGTTTAGGTGGGGTTTTAGAAAAGTCGGTGCTTACGTATGTAACACTCATTGATTTATCATCACCTCCTCCATTATATTTTTCTCTAATTGTATTAAAAGTTTCATCCTTAACAACTTGAACATTTGACATTCTAGCCGCTAAAAACGTTCTCCAACCATAATTGGATTTTTCTTTCCCAACTTTACCGGGGGTTCCTCTTTTTGAAGTTGAGGGGTCGTCAATATACGCTCTAACTAATAAATTACCAGTACTTTTATGTGCCCCAAGTGCAACTGGTTCTGCTTTTACTCTATATCCCGCTTTAACACTTTTCTTTTTGGGTTTTCTTGGGCCACTATAATAAAAGGTAATTGGATGTCTATTTACAATAGCATCAACTAGAGGCTTATTTTTAGTTGTTTTTAATATCCCTTCGTTTTGTTCCTCAATAATTTCTTCTAACTTCATATTAAAAATCTGGATATTTTTTTGTTTCTCCGTATTTGTTTCTTGCTACTGATTCTATTCTATTATTAATATCCACAGAAGAACCTATTTGCGTGTTGATTTCACCCTTTCCTTTTATATCCCCATCAGATAGTGCATTTGGGTGAACACTAGAATAACCATTTTGACCATTATAAACATTTTTGTTTACTAATTCTGTTCTGGTGTTTATATCTGTTAGTGATCCAACTTTTCCATTGTTTTCACCTTTACCCTTTTCGTCACCATCAGAAACAGCATTTGGGTTTGTTACGCCATATCCCTTAACGTTACTATATATGTTTTTAGATAATAATTCGGTTCTGGTGTTTATATCTGTTTTAGAACCTATTGTCAAAGTTTCACCTTTACCTTTCTCATCACCATCGGATAATGCGTTTGGATTATTTGAATCATAGCGTTTGTCCGCAGAATATGGGTTTTTAACCAAATTGTTTATTCTAGTTTGGATGTCTGTCGCCGATCCAATTGTGTTTGTTTCTCCCTTACCCTTATCGTCTCCGGTAGATAATGCATTTTCATGAGTTGTAGCATAACCGTTCTTATCGATGTATGAGTTTCTAGATAAATGCTCTTGTCTTTGTTTTTCTGCGATTATTTCTAATTGTGTTGGCATACTTTATAACATTAATTTTTTTATTCTTTCGATCTCTTCAAAAATACCGACAGAGGTTATTGGTGATATTGATGTTTTGTCTGAATTAGATTTTAAAAAATTTTTATACGATGGTTTCTCTTCCGCCTTTTTATGTGTAGATAAAAAAGGATTTTTTCTCATACCATTCATTCCCGTCAAATTGTTTATTTTTTGAGAAGATTGTTTTTTTGATTTAATCAAACCTCTTTGACCATCTAAAAATTGTTTTGCCCATTTTTCCATTAACTCACCACCATACAATTCGTACCTTAATTTGTCTTTTTCTTTATCGATTGTTTTTATATCGTGTATAATCCTTTTTAGTTGACCATATGTTACTTTCTTTTCAGAACAAAGCGTTTTAGCTCGTTGAACCCCGTGGGAATCATCGTTAACTGAGGAAAGTACCGAATTGATTTTTTCTAAAATATCATTCGGAACATCGTAAACGTTATCTTTTAATTGATTATTCATTTTTAAGATGGTTTACAATTTTTTCTACTGGTATATTATTATTTTTTAAACTTTTCTTTAAAGAATCAAGTTGTTTCTTAACTAATGGATTTAATTCGGTTTCGTCTTCCTCCTTTGCTATCACTTCTTTATCGTCACCCTTTTTTACAAGAACACTTTCAATATAATCTTGCATAAATTTTTTGGGATTTTCAACCAATCTAACTAATTCTTTTTCTCCAGGAATATAACCCATAGCTTTTAGTCTTTCTTTAGCTTCCTCATCGCTTAGACCCAATTTTTTAGTAAAATGTGAATAAGCTTCATCATATGTTGCGTCATCACCAAGGGTGTCGTCATATCCTAAAGCAGCACTCATATCAGATTCAGCCCAATATCTTAATGATGTATGTGTACCGTGAACACCATGAATACCCATAGCGCCAGCTCCGGTTTTAACCACCTTGTCGGTTCTTTTTTTAGAGCCTATTGTACTTTTTTTCATAGCTAAAGGAACCTCGCTTCTCTTGATATTACCCTGATCGTCTACAATTTCTTCAATCTCTTCATCTTTTTCTATTTTTTCTGGTATTTTTTTGAAATCGGTATCAGCTGAAAATTCTTTAGCCCACTTGGCCCACTTCTTACCCTTTTTGCCACCTTTTCCAGCCTGAGCGTAGAAAAATCTTTGCTGAGCCTTCGATGCAAACTTTTCTTCAATTACTTGTTTAATAAAATTATTCATCTAAACGGTTTTTTATATAAATATCAAATCCTATGAAAGATATTTATCTACATATGAATAGCCAGAATATTTTAAAGTTTTATGGTAGTAGATTGGATTCTAAATTAGATAGTTCAGAATTTTATGATTATGAGATAAGTAAAGTAACAGACGATTATAATACCGATGTATTGGATTTGTCCACACCAATTACCTATCAAACACTAAAAATAGACCAATCTTTGCTTAATTTTAGTTGTTCAAGGAACACTATTAGCTTAAATGAGTATAATAATACCATTAATGATCCAAATTACAAATATTCTGGATTAACATTAACTGTGCCATATTCTAATTTTGTAAACCACGTATCAACAAATTACCAGCACACCATATTAAACAGTGACGTTTACAAGTACACAGGTTTTACTGGAGAAACGCACTATTTTACAATATCAGCATTTAACCAACCTTTAGCTAAAGATATTAGGTTTACTTCACCAGATGAAATATCCGTAATTACGGGATTTACAACAGGAACAACAAATGTTTTAAAATGCACATTACGTTTGGCTGATGAAGATGCTTGTTGCGGCTTACCTAATAAACTAAGTAACAAACCTTGGGCTTATCAGTTTAAAGAGCCCTTTTTAGATTGTCCTTCAACAATTGAAAGAAGAACAGCTAGTGGGTGGACTTTGGATTTTATTTTTAATAGGGAGGGGTTGCCATGGTCTAGCGGAGGTGTTTTCTATTATTTTGGAACTAGAGGATCAAATAGCCCATCCGATTATGCTGACAGTAATTTATCTTTTCAGTTTACTTCTGATGGAAGAATAAAATGGACCGCTATTCGATATTCGGGGTATTGCGCTAACGACGCTTATACGGAAACATATTATACAGATATGGATCAAACCCCAACTTTATGTGCAACTGGGTTGACCAAAGATTTTAACATTACCATTGTTTTCGATAGATACAAACATTATGATAATTGTGATATTGAAAATATGGGTGGATGGAATGATATGCTTGGTTTTAAAATATCTGACTATTCTGATACAGTGATAACTGCGGTTACCTCAAATCAATTAGCAACATATGAAGAAAAATATGAATTTTTAAATAAAAAGTGGGCAGATGAGAGACAAAGAAGATTAGGGACGCTTAAAATATACTTAAATGGTAGACCAATTTATAAAAAAGAGAACTGGGAAGAGGTTGTTGCTTCTAATAGAGGGGTTCAACCATTTATTCAATCGTGGGGTGGGGGAACAGGGTTAATGAATAATGTACATTCTGGGGTTTCTTGTTTTAATATTAAATCAATAAAATATTATGAAGAACCGCTAGGCTTTGTACATGTTAGACACAATTTCTTAACAAGAATTAATAATTATGACTTCTTTATATGCGGCATTGATTGTGATGACGATTTAATATCATACGTTACAAATGGCCTTTTGGCTGAAAACGGTGAATATTTAATAACAGAAGACGATAATATGGCTTTATACTAAAATATTTATTTAAATGGCAGGATTAAAAATTTCCCAATTATCTAGTTCACTAGCACCAAGTTTAACGGGCGTTACCCCGGTTGTATTGGGTAGTACAACATATAAATCTACACTTCAAAGTCTTAGACAAGTTCTTGTTGATAGTGGTTCACACGTCTTCACTGGAAGTCAAGTTATTAAAGGCGACTTAACAATTAGTGGGTCATCAAATTTTGGCGATAGCTTGGATGATAACCATAAGTTTACTGGATCGTTTCTTATTACGGGTAGCCTACGTGCAAATAATATTCAAGATAATGGTAATCTATATGTCTCGGGCTTTGTTGTGATGGGTGATAAAATGCCAATCAGCAGCCCAGATACACCTAAGCTTCATTTAACCAATTCAGGTAGTTTTAATATCACACATTTTGAAGCTAATAACGAATATTACGCTCAGGTTAATATAACAAATATTAATTCCGGAAGTTTAGCTAGTTCTGATTTGGTTTTAACTGCAGACAATGGAAATGAAACTGTTCATTTTGTTGATTTGGGTATAAATTCTAGCACGTATAATGGAGGTTACGTTGGGTACGAAAATGACGCATATCTTTTAAACGTTGGTAAAGATTTATATGTTGGAACAGTTGGTGGAACGTCTCATCCAGCAGAATTAAAACTATTCGCAAATAATAGTTGGGAAAATCCACAAATAACGGTTCATACTGGTAGCGAAATTTCTTTTAACACAAACTCTGTTACACCTGGTTATCTATATGAGTTTAGTGGTAGTGTTAAACTTCAAGACGAATTAAAAGTAGATGGATTTACTATATTATCACAAGTGACGTCAAGTTTTAACAACGATATTGAGGCTTCCGCAGCGGGTGTCCCATTACAAGGTCTTTACAGAAGTGGTAGTTTTGTAATGATTAGATTAACATAATATTTATTTTATATGGAATTTTTTATTAGACAAGGAGCCTCAGATCCAATATTAAAAATGAGATTAATTGATGACGCTAAAAATGATAAATCATCATTTAATGATCTATTGGAAAATTCCGATATTAGTTTTGAAATGTATGATCATAAAACTGAAGAACCGATAATACTTAATGGTTCAGCACTACTCACAACTAGAACGAAAAAGTATAATCAAACAACAGATGAGTATTATATAACTTACAGATTTACAGAGGCTCAAACTGTAAAACCTGGTAAGTATGAAGGTAAATTTATTGTTCAATTTTTAGACACTAATTCTAATCCAACCACAAAACTCATATTACCAGTAAAAGAAAAATTATTCATTAACATTATTTAATTTTTTTTTATCCATAATTTTATGTATATTTACAGGGTAAAGGCAAATTACGGTTTCCCCGTAAGCTAATGTGTCACCCAAAAAATAAAATATGCAAGAGATTATATCTCAAGAAGTTATCGAGAGCTTCTTGAACGGTTCCGATCCGGAAAACTACATTGTTGGTGTTGAGTATGATTACATGGCCAACAAAATCTACAAAATTATACAAGACCCCGTAAGAGGAAAATACGTCACCGAAGACACCTTCATACCATTTCTTTGGGCGGGTGATTTAAGTGAGTTCAATTTCTATGGTGGTAGTAAAGCCCTTCAAAAAAAGAAAATGGGTGAGTATGGTATTTTAAGCACCAAACTTCAAACTGGTGAAAATGAAAGATTGGAAGCCGGCTTAAAGTATATGGTTAAAAGTACGAAGGGATACCAAGAGCTTATTAAATTTTTTAAAGATGGGGGTATTGATCCTTGGGGAGAAAATTTCAAATCTCAGTTTATTATTTTAACGCCGGTAGAACAATACCTTATTCAAAAGAAAAAAAGATTATTCAAGGGTATTGAAGATTATAATGAAGTTCATAGAATGGTATTCGATATTGAGACAACGGGTCTTGATCCGTTGAATGATAAAATCATTTTGATTGGAATCAAAGATAATCGCGGTTATAGAAAACTATTGGACGCATATGGTGAAGATGGTGAGAAAAAATGTATCGAAGAATTTTTCAAAATTATAAAAGACCTTAAACCAACAATTATTAGTGGTTACAATTCTGCAGCATTCGACTTACCGTTCATAATGAAAAGAGCAGAGTTACTTGGTGTGGATATCAAAAAGGCTACTCAGATCTTTACAAAAAGTGGCATTAAAACAAAAGATGGTGTTTTAAAATTGGCAAACGAAGTTGAACCGTATACTCAATATGTTTTATGGGGATTCAGCATGGTTGATATTGCGCACTCTGTTCGTAGAGCACAGGCGATTAATTCTGAAATTAAATCTTGGGGACTGAAATATATTACCAAGTATCTAGAAAAAGAAAAACCAAATCGTGTGTACGTTGATGGTGCTTTCATTTCTAAAATTTATTTGGATAACGAAAGTTATTACATAAACCCTAAGACAGGAAAATATAAAAAAATTGGTGAACCAGGAACAGATGGTTTATTAGAAAAATACCCTGGTAAATATGAAGTTTGGCCAGGTAGAAAAATTGTAGAACAATATCTTGACGATGACTTGTATGAAACAATGATTGTTGATGATTCTTTTAGTCAATCAACGTTTTTACTTTCTAAGGTGATCCCAACAACATATGAAAGAATTGCAACAATGGGTACCGCTACTCTTTGGAAAATTCTAATGTTAGCTTGGTCTTATGAAAATGATTTAGCCGTCCCTCTTAAAGATGAAAAAAGAAGCATTACCGGAGGTTTGTCAAGATTGTTGACAGTTGGTTATTCAAAGAATATTGTTAAGTTTGACTACGCGTCACTTTATCCATCTATTCAACTTGTATACGATGTATTCCCTGATTGTGATATCATGGGGGTACAAAAATCAATGTTAAAGTATTTCCGTAATATTCGTATCTTATACAAAAGATTAGCAGCGGAATTAAAAGATAAAGATCCGGTACAAGCTGAGATGTATGATAGAAAGCAGTTACCAATTAAAATTTTTATCAACGCATATTTTGGATCGCTGTCAGCACCACAGGTATTTCCATGGGGAGATATGAATATGGGTGAAATGATTACCTGTACTGGTCGTCAGTGTTTAAGAATGATGATTATGTTCTTTATGAAAAAAGGATATAAACCTCTTGTAATGGATACTGATGGTGTTAACTTTGAAACACCTGAAACTATTAACGAGCACAAATATATCGGTAAGGGTAATAACGAATTAGTTGAAGCTGGTAAGGAATATAGTGGTGTTGAGGCAGATACTGCAGAATTCAACGATTTGTTTATGAGAAATGAAATGGGCTTAGACATTGACTATATGGCACCAGCTTGTATTAATGTTTCTCGTAAAAATTATATTATTAAACTTATCAAGAAAGGTAAAGAAAAAATAAAACTAACTGGAAATACAATCAAATCTAAAAAACTTCAGCAATATGTTGTTGAGTTTTTAGATCAAGGATTAGTTCATTTACTTAATGGTGACGGTGTTGAATTTTTAAATTTGTATTATGAAACAATTGAAAAAATCTATAACAAGCAAATACCATTAACAAAGATTGCAAATAAGGCTCGTGTTAAACAAAGTGTAGAGGATTACAAAAAACATTGTAAAAAAGTAACTAAGTCTGGTGCTGCAATGTCAAGACAAGCACATATGGAATTGGTTCTTGAAAACAACTATCCCGCAACCTTAGGTGAAACAATTTACTATGTTAATAATGGTTCTAAAAAAGGAGATGGTGATGTTCAAAAACTAACCAAGCCAACAAAAAAACAACAAGAGGAATATTTTGCAAAACATGGTAAACCTTTACCAACTGATTATATTCAAATTAATTGTTACATGATTACCGAGCGTGATCTAGTTAATAATCCTGATATGACAGGTGATTATAATGCTGCAAGATACATTAGTATTTTTAACAAAAGGGTTGAACCATTGTTGGTTGTTTTTAAACCTGAAATTAGGGAAGATATATTGATTGATGATCCATCAAAACGAATCTTCTTCACAAAAAAACAATGTGAGTTAGTTTCAGGATTTCCATTAAAAACAGAGGGCCAAGATAGTTTAGACGAAGTAATGACATTATCTGACGGTGAAGTTATATTCTGGAATAGAATTAATAAAGATCCATTTTTTATGTACGTTGAAGATAGTTTAAAACACGTTGATCAAAAGTGGATAGAGTACAATAGAAAAGTTGTTTCGTTCCAAGCAGAAAGTATCAAAGAGAAGCACGAGGAGGATGAAATGATCGAAAGAAACTCTCACGATTATGCATTACATGCCGCTATACCAGATTAAATAACATTAAATGGATTTGTCATAGGTCTGAACTTGAGAGCCTTATTAAGGTTCTCAGCTTCATTACCTTTTCTTTCAAGCATTTTGTCTGGACGAAGTCTCTCAAGTCTTAACATTAATTCTTCATTTAACTTAAGTCTTTCATCTTTAGCTTCTGTAAGAAGAGATGTGTAGTCTAATTTAACATCGCTATCTGGTACTTTTAGGTCGCCAGAGAATTTACCATAGATTCTGCCTAATGCTTCTTTACAATAAGTCATTAGATATTTTCTAACCCAGTTTTGTGCCGGTCTATTTAATTCGTCCCATTGAAGTTGGTCCATCATAACGTCTGATGGTAATCTAACTACATCTTTATTTTCTTTTAAACAGGTATCTCTATCAAAAGTATCATAATACCAATACCAGACTTTAATATTGTTGTTTTGTATTGAGCCAAAATCATATTTACCACCTGGCACGTTCATTAAGTGCACATATTTTACACCATTTGGTCCAGCTGTTATTCTATATGTTAAATCCCCGCCAATTAAACGATTTTTGATATTTCTATCTTGCATTCTTAATAACAAATCAAACGCTGGTAATAAGAAGTAAGATCCTGAAGCGCCAACTTGAGCAAAACCACCTACGCCACCAAAACCAACACCACCAAGACCGCCAAAACCGCCTAAGAATGGGTCAACAATTGAATCAGTTAGCTCAGCTCTTGAAAACCAAAGTAATTCATTTATTTCTCTTCCGGCTGGTATTTCATAAATTTGTTTATTGCGCTCTAGGGTTATATAATCTTTTTTTAATTCCCACGGGCCCCCTGCTTGTAGACCAACAATTTTCGAGTAAGAATAGGTATATTGAGTTTCGTAATTAATATCTCTAGTAGTAAAAGCTTTTGTTAAAGATTGTGTGTCTACATCTAATCCAGCTAAGGCTGACCATTGAGATTCAATAAGCCAATCATTAACTAGTTGTTCGTATTCACTTACAGATATTTCAAGGAACGAGTCCATTTGTTCTTCTGTTAATTCAACACCTCTAACTGGCATACCCAAAAGGTGTAATATCTGACTATAAAGTTTCTCTTTTTCTGGTGCGCTTATAACAGTACTCATTAAAATAGCTTTTACTAATAAATACCAGATTATAAATAAAACTATAATAAGTTCTTAAGTAATTCGCTAGCAAACGTATCTCCGTATTCGCCGTCACCCATTACTTGATCAATAATATTCTTCTTTTTCTGAAGTATGTTGTATACTTGAATTTCAATTGTATTATCAAATACTGGATAATAAACTAAAACGCTTTTAGTTTGTCCGTGTCTATAAGCTCTATCCTCGGCTTGTGAATGGTGGGCAGGTACAAATGATAGATCATTCATTATAACCCCCTCAGCCGCCGTTAAAGTAATTCCTACGCCACCTGCAACTATGTTGGAGATAAAGACTTTTATTTTATCATTTGTTTGAAATTTATCAACACTTTCTTGTCTTTTATCTTTACTCATTCTACCATCCAAAATTACAGAGTTCTTTTTGTATTTTTCATGTAACGCGTCTAGGCTTGCAGTAAAATTTGTAAACACAATGACTTTTTTATTTTGTTCAATAAACTTATCAATCAATTCACAAGTGTATGGTATTTTTTCCATAGCAATTAATTGTCTAATATTCATTAAACGATTAAGTGTTACCGATATACTTTCTTTTTGTTTGTTTTCAGAAGATATTCTTATAAAGTCTTCTAATTCATTATCATAGAATTTACTTTGAAGCTCTAGATAAACAGGGGTAATGATTTTTTCTGGTAAATCCAAGATATCAGTCTTCATTCTTCTTAAAACAAGATTTTTAGTCTTTTCCCTTAATTCATCTAGATTGGATGCTCCGCTAGTATTCCAAACTTTTCTATTACCAACCCTAAACTGATAACCAGCACAATATCTTCTAACATAGCTTTGCCAATTTAGTGCTAACGGCGACTCAACAATTTTTAATAAGTTATAATAGTTAATAGGTCTAGAAGTCATTGGGGTTCCGGTTAATAACCAAACCCTAGGAATTAAACCCAATATATCATTTAATAGTTTTGTTCTCTGTGCTGTGGCATTTGAGATGTAATGAGCTTCATCTACAATTGCTAAATCAAATCCATTGTTTGCAATTAGTTTATATGCTTCACTATCTTCACTTTTGTCTGTTGTGTGAAAATTTTTAAGAATATCATAATTGATAATGTAGAAATCAAAAGTGGAACCCCACTTTCTACCTTCAATTACCAATATTCTTCTGTCAGTGTAATTTTTAATTTCTCGTTCCCAGTTTATCTTTAGGGTTGCTGGGCAAACTATTAATATTTTTTTAGCACCACTTTCCAAAGCGGCAATAACCGCGGCTGTGGTTTTACCAAGCCCCATATCATCTGCAAGAATAAATTTGTCATTTGCTAATAGTTTCTCTATGGCTTCTTTTTGATGATCCATCGGTGGCCTGTTATCATATGGGCTATAATCAATAGTTCTATTTAATTTTTTTTCTTCTGGTATTATAGCAATTTTAGGAACCCAAAAAGCGTGAAGTATATCTCCGTCTACAACTTTACCCCATATATGATAAGCCTTATCTGTTTCACATAATAGTTTTTCTACCCATATTTGTTCTGGGGCGATAGGTAACAACCTATCTTCTCTCATCTTTTCAGCAAAAGAAGAAAATACTTTAACCCATTTCCTAGCAACCTTAGGTATTACTTTTTCATATTTTATAACGTAGTCCGCTTGCGGTCTACTTAAAGAATAGTTTTTAAGCTCTAAAACTTTCCTTTTCAAATCCAATAGATGGTTATTAGAACCAGCATATGAAAAAAGTATCTCTCTCGCTACAATTTCTGGTATTTTAGTTTCCATACAGTATATAATATAAGTAATTCTAAATACTTTATAAACTATTTATAGGGTATGAGCAATAAACTACCCATAACCAGATTAAGTAAATTCTTTTCTGAAGAAGACTTTAATTTACAAGTCCAAATAGGTCAGGAATACTTACATGGTGATTTAAATCAAAAACTTGTCCTTTATAGGGTTGATAGACAGAAGACAGATAAGGATGATGTTTACGGAGAAGTTGGGCAGGACGAAATAAAATATTTTCCACCAATTGAGTTTAATGCACTTGTTAAAGTGGAGGCCCCGAAAAACTCAAGTTATAAAGGTGGTATGTTGAGATACCTAGAGCCTGGTAATTTAATATTATCTGTTTATATTAAACATTTAGAAGAACTTGGTGTAGATATAAAATACGGGGATTATATAGGTTATCCAGAGTCAGAAAATAAAATAAGATATTATACTGTAACTAATGATGGGAAGGTTACCTCAGATAACTCACATCATTTATTTGGTTATAAACCATATTACAGAACAATTACTTGTGCAATAGCACAGGATCAAGAATTTAGAGGAGTATAAAATGGGAATACCTAAAAGAAAAACAGATATACAGATTTACAAAGGTAAAATCTTAACAGAAAGAAGGGAAGAATTATTAGATAAAATAACAAAATCTGATTCTTATCTTCCAGATTCTGTTTTACATGATGACCTGGATGCGGGAATGTTAGATTTCGTATCAAAAAATTTTATTGTAATATCTGATGGTAAAAAAATTCCTGTAATTCCAAAAATATTAACAATACAAAGATGGGCTCAAATTATGAATACTTGGGAGTTTTCGGATGATGACGGAAATCTTAAGGTTCCATTTATTGGTGTAATTAGAAGACCGGACGTTCAGCCAGGGACAAACCCCTCTATTATCAGGACAATTCCAGAAAGATTACAATTTCATTATGCTTCTGTGGCAACATGGAACGGGAATCAAATGGGTGCGGACATATATAAAATACCACAACCGGTTCCGGTAGATATTACTTTTGAGGTTACTATAGTTTGTACAAAACTTAGGGAATTGAATAGATTTAATAAAATTATACTTCAAAAGTTTGCTTCTAGACAGGCTTATACCATGGTAAAAGGTCATTACATCCCAATTATAATGGATAAGGTTGAAGACAATTCACCAATTGAACAAATAGATGGGCGTAGATTTTATCTTCAAAATTATCAATTCACAATGTTAGGATTCTTAATAGACCAAGACGAATTTGAGGTTAAGCCGGCTGTTAGTAGATTCTTCTTAATGACCGAGTTTGCTAAAAATACGAATTTCCAAAAAAAATATATTAATAAAAGAATTGATATTACTGTTGGAACATTTGTTGCAGATGGTATGCAGACCGCATTTAGTGTTGGTGAAAGTATTAGTATGTTGTTTAATGTTTCAATTAATGGTCTCTTACAAGAAAGAGATATCGATTTCTTTCATATAGCGGGAACATCTAAAATAACGTTTGCGTCACCTCCTCCGGAAGGAAGTACTATTACTATAACATATTTTAAAGGTAGAAATAGTGTATTTGTTGATAGCTATGGTAAAACATTACAGGTAACTACAGAATACTTTAACTATAATGGGGGTTCTTTGATTTTTACATTGAATAATGCAATAGATAGTATTGTTAGTTTAGATATAAATGGACTAGTTGAAGAAGAGGGTCAAGGGTTTGACGTTAACTCTTCTACTCAGGTTAAATTGAACTTTTCACCAACTCTTGGATCTAAAATTGGTGTTACCTATGTCTATTAATCCTCTCCGTAAATGTCGGTTTTCTTTGGTTTAACAATTTCTTCAATCATTTTTTCCAAAACTTTATAAATTTTTAAACCTTTCTTATCACAATAGGTTTTTAGCATTTCATGATGCTTTTCACTGATTTTTACGTTTTTACTTTTCTTTTCCATGGTTAAAGATAAATAACGATATAAAAAGATAAATTAGGATATAAATACGAAAAAATCCAGAAATCTTTGCTGAAAACAAAGATATTTATTTGATAAGAATAAAATTAATTAACCAAACATTTATCAATGGCAAATTCAAACAGAGTATTCGTTTCTCCAGGTGTGTATACATCAGAGAAAGATTTAACATTCGTAGCTCAAAGTGTAGGTGTTACAACATTGGGTCTGGTTGGTGAGACTTTGAAAGGTCCAGCATTTGAACCAATTCTAATTTCAAATTTTGATGAATTTAGAACTTATTTTGGTGGTACTAGCCCCGCAAAAGATGGTGCTGGAAATCCAAAATATGAACTTCCATATGTTGCGAAATCTTATTTACAAGAGTCAAACCAATTATTTGTAACCCGTGTATTAGGACTTACTGGATATAAACCAGGCAGAACTTGGGGTATCAAAGCTCTAGGCGGTGTAACTCTTGGTTCACTAAGCGGATCAACAGCAGGTATTTCATTAATACCAACAACAACAGGTGTAACAGGCAGCACAATCTATGCTGAATTATCAGGAAAAACTTCAACAGAAGGTTCTTCAATAACTAACTACTTGGTAGCAGCAACCAATTCTGGTGGTGTTTATGCACACAACGAGTGGTTTACAATTGGGGAAGTTCCAGAATCTGCTACTAGCGGACTTACAGGAACAGAGTTGGTTTCACCAATCGGCTCAAACAATAATAAAGATTGGTACAACGTTTACTATACTAAAACAGGTTCTACTGATTCAACAATTGATGGTGTATATTCATACCTTTTTGTTTACTCAACTGGTACTTCAGAATTTACCGTTACAAGATTTAAGTATAACGCGTCTTTGAATACTGATTATCATGATATGCAAGTTTGCTTATTAAGATCTAGAGGTAACTATATTCAAAACGTATTAACACATAGAGTAACCGGCACAACTGTTAGTGTTAGTGGCTCTGGATTATCAACCAATCCTTTAGCTGACTTTACAATTCAAGTAACTGATATCGATAGTGATGTTAGAACATTTAATTGTTCTTTAGATCAAACTTCCACAAAATACCTTACAAAGGTAATTGGTGCTGATGTATTTGATAAAGATAAAATTGAATATCCATTATATGTACACGAAGCATATCCAAACTTAGTTTCAAATCTTTTTGAACAAGGTTTAATTAGAGGTTTAAGTACAACAGTTGTAAACGCAACTGAAGGTGATAACTTCATGACCCAGTGGGATATGGCTGGATCTTCAACCATCGTTTCTGAAGTTAGGGGCGGTAAGGTATTTGACCTATTCAGTTTCTTAACAATATCTGATGGTGATGCATCTAATTACGAAGTTAAAGTAACTGTTCAAAATATTGATTTAGACACAGGTGAATTTGATGTTCTTGTTCGTGATTTCAACGATACTGATGCAAATCAAGTTGTATTAGAAAAATATAGTAGATGTACTATGAATCCAGATCTTCCAGGTTATGTTGGTAGAAAGATCGGTACTTCTGATGGTGAATATGAATTAAGATCTAAGTACATTATGTTGGTTATGGCAGATGATGCTCCAACAGATGCAATCCCAGCTGGTTTCAAGGGCGTAACAACAAAAGCTAATGTTGGTGGTATTCGTTTTAAAACAAAATACTACGATGCTGGTGATGTTCTATACTACAATATAGACGGAACCCCTGTAACAACAAATGGTGATAAGGTTAAGAAGGTTACATTAGGTTTATCTACAGATGAACACTTCATTTTCGATAGAGATATGTTCAAATTTAAAGGTACCGATGCAACTGATTCGTCTTTTGGTTTCCACTTGTCTGTTAACGCAGCAAATATTACAGGAACTACTGGTGAAAAATTATTTAAAACAACTTCATACGATTTAGAAGGTACTGATAAAGGTAAATTAGATGGTGTTAATTTCCGTAAATTTACATTACCAGTATTTGGTGGATTTGATGGTTGGGATATCTATAGAAATGTTAGATCAAACGGAGATGGTTTCATTTTCGGAAAGACAACTTACATAAGTGGGCACACAACTAATGGCGGTGTATTCAATAGTTTAGTTGGTAACTCAGATTACTATGCATTTTTACAAGGTATTGAAACATTCAAAAATCCTGAAGCTGTTGATATTAATATTTTTGCTACACCAGGTATTAACTGGAATGACCATAGCTCACTTGTAAATCAGGCGGTTGATATTATTGAGAATGATAGAGCAGACTCGCTTTATATCATCAACGCTCCTAACTTTAGTGGTACAACAGGTGCTGACGAAGTAATTGGTGCTTTAGATGATTTAGGATTCGATTCTAACTACTCAGCAACTTACTGGCCTTGGATTCAAGTAAGAGATACAGATAACGCTACACAACTTTATATTCCGCCAACAGGTGAAGTATTGAAGAATATTGCATTAACTGATAATGTATCTTACCCATGGTTTGCGGTCGCTGGTTATTCAAGAGGTCTTGTTAACTCAATCAAAGCAACTAAGAAGTTAACTCTTGATGAAAGAGATGAACTTTACAAAGCTAGAATTAACCCAATTGCAACATTCTCTGATACAGGTACTATTATCTGGGGTAACAAAACGTTACAAGTTAGAGAATCAGCACTTGATAGAATCAACGTAAGAAGATTATTATTAAGAGCAAGAAAGTTAATATCTGCAGTAGCTGTAAGATTATTGTTTGAACAAAACGATGATCAAGTTAGACAAGAGTTCTTAAGATTGGTTAACCCAATTCTTGAATCAATTAAGAAAGAAAGAGGTCTTTATGATTTCCGTGTAAGCGTATCAAACGATCCAGAAGATATTGATGCTAACACATTGAGAGGTAAGATTTACATCAAACCTACAAGAGCGTTAGAATTTATTGATGTTGAGTTTATTATTACACCAACAGGAGCTTCTTTTGAGAATATCTAATAGTCAGAATCTGACTGAACAAGGGGTGGTTTTTAACCATCCCTTTTTTATTAGTATAAAGTAGTAATTAAAGAATATTAGTACATTGAAAATCAGTACATTAGAAATAATAGAACATAGAAATATTAGAATAAAGTAAAATAGTAATATTAGAACATTAGTATTTTAGTAACGTAGTAGCAAAAAGCTAACGATTTTTTTCCAAAAAGTCAAGTATTTTGAAAAATAAATTTATTTCTAATATTGATATATTTATAAGGAAAGAAATAAACAAAACAATATAACACAAACACAATGGCAGATTTATTAATGAAAATGCCGGTTCCATATGAGCCGAAACGTAAAAATAGGTTTATCCTAAGATTTCCATCATCTTTGGGTATCAACGAGTGGTATGTAACATCTACATCCCGTCCTAGTGCTAAAATTAATTCAACTGAAATTCCGTTTTTAAATACTTCAACATATGTAGCAGGTAGATTTACCTGGGACCCAATTAAGGTTACTTTTAAAGATCCAATTGGTCCATCTGCATCCCAAGCATTGATGGAATGGTTCCGTCTTCATGCTGAATCCGTAACCGGTAGAATGGGCTATGCTGCAGGATATAAAAAGAACGTAGAACTTGAAATGTTAGATCCAACAGGGGTTGTTGTTGAGAAGTGGATTTTAGAAGGCTGTTTCTTAACAAGTTTAAATTTTGGTGATCTTAGCTATTCAGAAGATGCTTTAGCTTCAATCGATGCTGAACTAAGAATGGATAGATGTATCCAAGTTTACTAATATTCAAATAGTTTTATTTATAATCCCATATTCGTGAAAAACGGATGTGGGATTTTTATTTAACTGATTATCAATTACTTGTAACAAGTGTTCCACGTGAAACCTTACACTGTTGATTTTTAATTATTTTATAGTTATATTAAAAGAAAAGAATTCAATACTATTATGGAAAATATTAACCCAATGGTTGCGTATGATGTTGTTCAATTACCTTCTCAAGGTGTACATTATTCCAACGGAAGAAAATCATTAAGAGTTGCATACTTAACTGCATCAGATGAAAATATTTTAATGTCACCAAACCTGATTCAATCCGAAACAGTTGTGGATGAATTATTAAAAAGAAAAATTTTAGATAAAGATGTTTCTTTTGATGAGATTGTAGAAGAAGATAGACAAGCAATATTAATATTTTTAAGAAATACCGCATTTGGAACTGAGTATACAGTAACAATTACAGACCCAGCAACAAAAAAGCAATTTGAAACTGTAATAGATTTATCTGTTTTAAAGGTAAAAGACTTTAAATTGACACCAGATGCTAACGGTGAATATACTTTTAGTCTTCCAGTATCCAAAAAGAATGTAACTTTTAAGTTTTTATCAAATACACAAGAAAAAGAATTACAATTAATTAAAGAATCAAGTGGCACAAACGTTGCTCCTGTTAATACAAAAAGATTGGAAATGATGATAAAATCGGTAGAAGGTCAAAGAGATCAAATGGCTATTTATCAATTTATTCAAAATCTACCAATTAAAGATTCGTTAGAATTTAAAAAATTTGTATCAGAAAATAAACCAGGTTTAGACTTAATAGTAGATGTAATCGCCCCGTCAGGAGAAAAGGTCCCAGTTTTGGTTGACTTTGGGGTGGAATTTTTTCGTCCCTTCTACGGAATATAAAAAAAGTCAAATAGAAACAATACTATTTCTTGTATCAAGAGGATTTAGTTATCAAGATATCTTAATTCTACCAATTCACGAAAGAACAAGTATGATTAATGCTATATTACAAAAAACTGAATAAAACTATTTATAATATTATAGCACTAGTAATATGGCAGACATAAAAAAAGATTTTTACGACTTTTTAAGAAGTTTAGGTATTGATGATGATGATGCAAAAAAAGCATCAGAAAAACACGCTAGTGCAATTGCTGATACAGCAGCTAAAGCCTCTAAATCAACATCAAAAACCACAAGCGGTGGTAATACTATTGCAAGTGCACTAGGTGCTGCTTTTATAGATCAACAAGCACAGACTTTAGCTAGGATTAATACAGAAACAGGTAAAAAAATAATTGATACCGTAAAGGGAATGGCAACATTTAATCCTTTAGAGTTATTATCTGGGATGTTCGATGCTGGACTTGCAACAAGTGAAGCCTTGCTAGGTGATATTGCTAAATTAAATGTTGAATTATTAGAAAAGACAAGGGGATCTGGTGGGTATGTTGGTAGAATAGCTACCGAAATGATGGATTCAACCAGATTTGCTATGATTGAAGCTCAACGATTTGGTGTTACAACAAATGAAACAGTAAGCGCCGTTGAGTCTTTAATGGTTAATTCTGAAAGGATGGCGGCCTACAGTGATAAAACCATATCAAATGGGATGGTTGCATCATTAGCGTTTACAAAAAATTCAAAAACATTATTAGAGAATGCTGAAAATTTTAGAAATGTTGGAATTGGTCTTGATGGGGCGGCAAAATCTATTGAACAAATTGGTTTAAGATCAATAAAACTAGGCCTTAGTGCAAAAGCCACATCAGAAACTTTAATAAGTCAACTTGGTAAATTAAATGCATTTGGATTCCAAAACGGAATAGCTGGTTTAGGTAAAATGGTTCAAGAGGCTCAAGCTTTAAAAATAAATATGGAAAGTATTTTTACTGTTGCTGATAAATTATATGATCCAGAAAGTGCAATAAATTTAGCTGCTAATTTGCAAGTTGTTGGTGGTGCTGTCGGTGATTTAGCAGACCCAATTAAATTAATGTACGACGCAACAAATAATGTTGAATCGTTACAAACAAGCATTATTGGGGCAGCAAGAAGTTTAGCAACATACAATGCAGAACAAGGAAGATTTGAAGTAAGTGGCGCCAATTTAAGAAGAGCAAAAGCAATGTCTGATGCTTTAGGTATTTCAATGGGTGAATTGACAAATATGGCGGTTAAAGGTGCTGCTAAATTTGAAGCAATGAGCGAGTTGAATATGTTCCCATCATTAACAGATGATCAAAGAGAATTTGTTTCAAATATTGCAACAATAAAAGATGGAAAAGTTGGTTTTGATATACCTAAAAATATGGTTCAACAAATGGGGTTAACCAATGTTAAAGATGGTTTTGTTAGTTTAAGTGATTTAACAGATAAACAATTAGCAGAATTACAGGATTTACAGAAAAAAGCAGCAGACGAAAAACCAATAGATATTGCTAGAAATCAATTTAACGAAACAACCAAAATACTAAATGTAGCGACAGCCATTTATCTAAGATTAATGGAAGATGTTAGAAGTGGACCAGCTGGAGATGCTGCCGCTAATTTAATGAAGAAGGCAGTTGATTTTACTGAAAAAATTAACCCTACTCAAAATAACAGTGCACAAACAATGAAACAAGTATATGGCGAGGCTACAGGAGCCGCTGGCGAAGCTTTAGACAAAATAATCGATAAAGTAAAAGGGGGAATGCCAAAAGAGGTACAAGAGACAATTAAGTATTTAGAAACAAAACTAAGTGACATAACTAAAGATTTGAATATTCAAGAAAAAGCAACTGAGGTCCTAGAAAAAGCAAAAGAATTAATTGAAAGAGGTATAGAGAAGGGTAAAGATGCTTATGAGGGATTAAAAGGTTTTACAGGCTCTGTAGATATTAAAGTGGATATAAACAGTAATAGCACACAATTAGCGGGTATTGTGGTTGATGAACTATCTAAAAATCCACAAATGAGGGCTGAATTTGTTTCTAATATTGTTAAAAGCACCAAAACATACGCATAGTAAAATAATAAATTATCTATTTATTAGATAAAAGAATAGATGCCAAGTTATTTAGATTTTAATTCTACAAAAAAACTTAGAGATGAGTTATTAGCTAAGACCCTACAAAAGCCAAATGGTCCACAAACTTTTAACACATCTAACTACTCTATTCAAACTACCAGAAATATTGCCAATAGGGATTTAGGGGATGTAACATTAAACGATGATACATCTAGAGCTGCTCAATTAGTTTCAACAGATGGTAGTAATAGATTTGGACCTGAAAATAGTCAATATGAGGTTTTAGAAAATACAAGAATTTTAATTGACCCAGCAGGTAATATAGGGTTGTATCCATATTTTCCAATAGCTGACGGTATATTAGGTAGAAGTCTTATTGGGGCTTTAAATTCTGGTAATTACGAATTTGAATCGACATTAGCAAAATTTGCCAACTATCATTTAACCGAATCACCAGACGGTCCAGTTCAATCTAGAATTAGGCAAAATTTAAAAACAGCTACAGAAGGTAGAGCAAGAATATTAGACGCCGTTAATGGTAATCTTTCATCTGCAATTAATATTATAAGAGGTAGAGAAAGATTAATTGAAAAAAATTATAAGATTACTGTTGCAAAAACTATACCTGGCAAAGCAATAGATTTTTTACAAACAGTTTCTGGTATAGAATTTCCATGGTCAGAAATACCTGGTGATTATTTAACAAATCCAGCAAACCCTGTTGTAAACAGACCAGTACCTAAAACTGAATTAGGAAAAATATTTCAAGATGCTACAGGTGTATTAGGTTCATTATTAGGAATACAAAGAAGACCGGCGGCAAGTAGAAAACCATCAGACTTAATGATTGAATATTTGAGTGATGGTCAAAAAGATGTTTTATTTGATAATTTATCTTTTTCAACTTATGCACCAAATTATACAACCAGAGCTAGATCACAAAATACAAGTAAACTATTCAATTTTGTTGATAGTGTTGCTACTGGTATAAATAAAGTATTAGGTAGAGAAGCTCCAGAAGGTAAAGCATATATCGGAGATGATAGAGGAGATGATATTAAAAATGTTTTAGAAGATTTTAATCAAAATAAAGTATTAAGCCCATACTATCTTTCATATAAATTTGATTCAAAAGCTGCAGAGTTATTTTCTAATGAGAAAAATATTTCAGAAAGAGGTTCAATTCCGGGAAAATTAACATGGTTTAGTATTAATTCAAAAAATAGATTAGGTGCCAACAATACGGAATATTCTTCAGAGAGAGGTATCCTTGAGGATAGCTTATCAACAAAGCAGGAATTTAGAGACGATTCAATACTTGGTAAAACACAACAATTATTAAATTCATTACCAAAGAATGGTGGTGAATCAAGATCACATGTTGCAAATGTTATTGATCAAACTTCAAGAGTTTTTAAAGAGGGTACAAAATTTATATCAAGAGGTTCAGCAATTGCATATGTTGATAAAGCAACGGGGGTACAAGATGGTACAGAATATTGTAGAGTTTGGACAAAGGATAGGGCTTATATGAACTATACAGATACCATGAAAAAAACTGGAACGATTAGAAAAATCGAAGACAGTGTTATGAGTACACCATGGAATTTAAATATAGCCCCCATGTCAAATGGTAATAGATCTTTTGTTGGGTCTACTAACATAGACGGTATAGAGGGTAAAGCTAAAAAATATATGTTTTCTATTGAGAATTTAGCATGGAAAACTTCAAACAAATTTGGATATACTGTTAATGATTTGCCTATATGTGAAAGAGGTGCTACTGGTGGCCGTGTTATGTGGTTTCCTCCATATGATTTAAAGGTAAACGAAACTAATACAGCTAACTGGGATAAAAATAATTTTCTAGGTAGACCAGAACCGATATACACATATCAGAATACAGAAAGAACAGGTACAATATCTTTTAAAGTTGTTGTTGACCACCCGAGTATTCTTAATTTATTAATTAAAGAAATTTCTGATGAAGAAGCTGAGAACTTTTTAAATTCATTCTTTGCTGGATGTTATGATGTTGATTTTTATACTTTAGTTAGAAAATATATTACATTAGATCCATCCGATCTTCAATTGATTATGTCTTATCTTGAGTATTATAGAAAAGATGAAAATTTTAGAAGAGAAGACACAACAACATCACTTGAATTTAATAGCGTTGCTGGTGAAGTGACTGTAAAACCAGGAAGAGAAGAACCTATTGAAAGTCCAGCTGCGGATGGTAGAAATACCCTTGGCCAAGTATTAGCTGATAATATAATTTATTTTCCAAATGATATTCCAGGCCCTAAAAGCAACATATACATTGATGCTAAAAGTCAATCATATGATTCAGTATATAGTGATTATATTAAAGATAAAGAAAATTTTAAAAATCAATTAGCTAGTGGTCTTAATACTATTTTAACCGTTGATACAAAAGATAACAAAGCAGATAGATTTGTAATATTTGGAACAGAAGATCCAACAAGTGGAGGTACGATTTCAATTCAAACATTAATAAATGAGAAAAAGGGTTTAATTGATACAGCTTTTACACAACTACAAACAAATTTTGGTATAATAAGTGGGGCAACAGCAACACTTAAATCAGAATTAGAAAAGAAAAATATAAAACAAATAAAACTAACTATTGAGTCATCAACATCATTTGTTGCGGATGATTCATACAATATTAAACTTTCACATAGAAGATCTGATAGTTTGATAAAATATGTATTAAAGTCGATTTCAAAAGATTCAAATACAATACCTGAATATAAATGGGATAAAACAATTGATGAATTAAATGCTAATCCAGCACAGACCAATCAAACGGTAACAATTGATCTTAAAAAGTTAGGATATGGTGAGGATATTGAAGGATCAATGGTTGTTGACTTTGTTAACAAGGGTGAAAAAGCAACAGCAAGTGGACCAGAAACATATGATTGCACTGGTAAAGAAATTAAAAATAAAACTGGTTTAAAAAAATACGCTCCAATTACTTTTTATTGTAGATCTGCGAGTGTTAAAATAACTTATGAACAAGTTAATAAAACAGAACCAGAAAAGAAAACTAGATTTATCCCCGGAGAAACAACAATAACCCCAGGCAAAACAGATATTTCAGAAATTACAACAACTAAAAAAAGAAAACCACCATTAGATGTTGTAAAGAAACTTATAATGAAGGCTCTTTCTGAATGTTTCTATTTTAAGAAATTAGAAGAAACAGATCCTGTTGTATTTGGTAGTCTAAAAGAAAAGTTGAGATATTTTCATCCAGCTTTCCATTCAATGACACCAGAAGGACTAAACGCTAGATTAACATTCTTACATCAATGTATTAGACCTGGTGACACGATACCAGTTAAACAATTAGGAACAGACATAAATGGAACCGTTGTCGATGCTAGAAATACAACATTTGGCCCGCCACCTGTTTGTGTTTTAAGAATTGGTGATTTTTACCATTCAAAGATTGTGATAACGGCTATGAACATTACATATGAAAATAGCACATGGGATTTAAACCCAGAAGGTATTGGTGTACAACCAATGGTTGCTGATGTGACATTACAAGTTAACTTTATTGGTGGTCAAGGTATTAAAGAGCCAGTAGCCAAGTTACAAAATGCTTTAAGTTCAAACTTTTATGCAAATACTGAGGTTTATGATTATAGAGCCGATTCTACTGTTGACCAAGACAAACTACAGAGATTCAATGTTGATTTCTTAGAAAAATTAACCGGAGGCGTTAAAACACCAGGTGTTGCTGGTTTACCAACTGAAGATAAAACTAAAAAAGACGGTACTTGGATTGGATCACAAAATGGAACTAAAATGACCTATAAAGAAGTCATTCAAAATTTATTTAAATCAACCAATGATTATTTTAGTGCTTTCAAAAACACATATACAAAACTAACAGAATCATATGGTAAAGAATTTTTACCTATGTTTATATCACAAACATATAGAACAATTAATCAAATTGATGTTCAAAATACATTGTCATCAACAATACAGGTTAATTTATTGGGCGAATACAAACAATTTGTTGATTTTGCCAATCTTTATGGAAGAGTAGAAAAAGAATTACTTGCTAAAGTTAGTTCATCAGATCATAATGTTGTTTTAGATTTAGGATTTGATTCCGGAACATCAAAGTATGATAGATCTAGAGAAATAATTGATGCATATATCAAAACAACAATAACCGAGTTTTTAAATAAAATAAGAGACGAAAAAGCAACTAAAGATTTAGAAGAAAATAGAAACAAACTTATTGATTTAATTGATAGGGTTAATTTTATAATGAAAACCAATGGTAAAGACGGCAGATTTGATAAAAAAGAAACCACTGTTGCAACATTAGCAAATTTTGATTATACTAAGTTTTATACACAATATGATGAAGCGATAAACCTTATAAAAGACAAGCACTCAATCTTCACAACTGATTTAGATAATACAATTAATTTTAACTTACCATCTTTTGATGATACTGCTTATAAAAAGATATTAGCATTTATAATAAAAGACAAAGTTTCTGTTATTAGAAAACTATATGACGATTCAAAAGACACAAAGTATTTTGATCAAAATGCATTAAACAGAATAGAAAAGAGAGTTGAGAAATTTATTAAGAACAATAAATCTGATTCGGATATTAAGAAATTTAAATACAAAGAGGCTAAGCTTAAAAAAGAAATAAAACCATTTGATTTCAGCTATACTGGAACATTAAGTGGCCAAGAAATTGAAATACTTGAAAAAGTACACGCAATAAAAGGTGCTGCAGGAGCAACCAAATTAAATTTTTTAAAACCTAGTAAATAATGAATCAGTATTTCAATAGATATGATTACTTTTTAGAAGACGGGGAACATAAAATTGTTCCAGGTATTGAAATACCCCAAAAGTCTACTGATAAGTTTTTTAACTATAAAAAGGGTAAAGACCGTTTAGATAAAATATCACAAGAATATTATGGAACCCCATTGTTTAGTTGGTTAATTTTAATGGCTAATCCCAAATTAGGTTCCGTAGAGTTTGAGATACCAGATAACGCAATTATTAGGATTCCTTTTCCTTTGATTAATTCTTTACAAGATTATAAAAAGGGCGTAGAATTGTATAGACTATATTATGGCGAATAATCAATTAAATCAGAATGAAAACATATTAGTATTAGTAGATCAACAAAACATAGTACACATTGATCCTAATACCGTTGTTTCCTCATCTGGCGATTTGCAACCAAGATTTGTTGATCACGAAAATTTAGTAATGTATGTTAACCTTGAGGCCGATCTGGTACCAAGAAGTGTTTTATATTCTGAATCTCAAACAAATACATTAACATCTGTTGCACAAGGAAAATTTAATTTACTTAGAAACTCAGACCCAAAAAATGAGTTTGAAAACAATTTTGATACAAATTGGACAGAAACATTTGTTTCAAATAATAATATAGCGTCTAGTAGAACAACCGGAGAAGGTGTACATTACGACCCAACTGCACAAACATTCGGTATTGATTCAATAAATGTTACAGTTAAAGGGGCAAACAACATCCCTCAAGTTGGTATAAATTTTATTGATGTTAGAGGTAAAACTTTATTTGACGCCCCGGACAATTCACCATATAAAGCTTTTTTTCATCAACCATGGCCAATATTTTATTTAACAATTAAAGGATTTTATGGTAAAGCGATAAGATACAGACTTCAGTTAGTTGATTTTAAATCTAAATTCAATGGCAGTACCGGTAATTTTGAAATTGCAACAAAATTTGTTGGCTCAAGCTACGCATTTTTAAACGATATACTTTTACAAAACATTATTAATGCGCCATTCATGTATATGGTTGAAAAACCAGAACCACTTAAGGTGAATGAAAAAACAGGGTTTATTGAAAAAACTATTTCTAAAACAACAAAAGGATACGCAATATTAAAATCTGTTTATAACGAATATAAAGCAAAGGGTTATATAGATAAAAATTTTCCAGTTAAAACTCTTAGAGATTTATTAATGACTGCAACCGCTTTGGATACAATTATAGAAAAAGCACTTTTTTCTGAAACAATTGAACCAGATGTTTTAAGTGATGTGGCACAATATGATAAGACTCTCGATAAATTTGAAAAGGCTATTATCTCTTGGGGTAGTAGATACCTTTCAGCAGATAATCCACCATATTCTGAGACCGTTAGATTTCCCGGATCAACCACTGATACAACTGTAAATTATTATAGATTAAATAAGCCAACAAACGATAGCAGTAAAGTTACAAGTGGCCCGCTTAATTTTGAAATAGTTACAGGAGCAACAACAAGTAACTCATTAGCATCTATTATAAAGTATTATGTAGATGATCTTGAAAAAAATAAAGCATTTGGTGCTAAACCAAAGGCCAAACTAAAAAACGGTATAGAAACACAGACAGTATCGTTAGATACAGTAAAAAATATTAAAAACTTTTATGAAATAAAAGATAGCCAAATAGTTGTATCAAATGAAAAATTAATAAATTATATAAAATCAATACAAGCCACATTCATAAAGCAAAGAGACGCGGTAGAAAATGAAGTTGAAAATAAAATGAATGTGGTGATACAAAACAAAGAGGTTGGTTTTGGTTTTAAACCTACAATTAGAAATATTTTTGCTGTTATTTTAGCAAATGCAGATACGTACATTAGACTAATGAAAGACGTACACAACAAGTCAATTCAAAAATCTGATTTAAGAAAAAAAGAAATAGCGTATGCCGCTAAAACCGCAGATGATCAAAGAGAAATAATTTATCCTTGGCCAGAAGTTAAAAAGAATGGTAGAGATGATAAACCAACATTCTTTTATCCCGCAGATCCAGAAATAATAGGATTAACAAAAGGTAATAACTATAATATTTGGCCAGAGGTTGAGTTTGTTGAAACATATAATAGCGTAGCTGTTAAAAGAGTGGATACTGGAACTGGTAAAGAAGTTAGTCCCGGAGAAATTACGTTTGTTTTTGATGATGATAAAGAAACAAGAGAAACTTTTAATGTAAGTTCATTATTAAAAATTGCAGACCCCGCACCATATATAAACAAATCTTTATCAAATATTCTTTACGAGATTTATGAGAGAGCACAGTTAATTACATCGTTAGAGAGTTTTGATTATGGAAAAGGTTTAGACGAAATTGTTGAAAATGAATTTAAAAATATTAGTGGAGCAACACAAAGTGATGTTGATATAAGAGCATTACTTAGTACAAGAATTAAAAGTATAACAGATTTAACAGATTCACTTCAAAAATACGCAGAAAAAGAGAGATACCCATATTTTCAAGATGGTCTAACAACAGTAGAATATATTAGAGGGTTACTTGATGATGATTTTAAAATTGAACATTATACTAATTCTGTTCAAAATAATGGTACCAAAAGTAATGAATTTGAGAAATTACAATCTGCTTTAGATTCATTTGTTATTCCAGAATATAGAACAAAAGAGTTTCCTTTTAATTCTGATCTATACAGTTCATATGTTTCAACTAATTTATTGAGTAACACTTTCGGTTCCGGCTCATCTATTGGTTATAAAGGTATTTTTAAGGTTAATGAAAATTCTAATTTTATTAGCTCACCAATTAATCCGAAAGCTTGGGTTAATTCAAGTTACCATAAAAATATGTTTTCGAGTCAAATAAAGTATGATAATTTTACAAGAAATCTATTAAACACGCCATATTTTCACAAGCAACTATATGATGATTTTATGAAAGGCGGGGTTGAGGGTAGATATGTTGGATCGGCATATATTTTATTAAATTCTTTACCATATAAAGATTTAGACGACGTTTTAGACTTTGATGGTAAAAAGACATTTATGTTTTCGTTATTTAAAGAAGTTGGTGCGACACATTATATACCACATCATTTAATTTTAAAATGGGGGGCACAATATCACAGATATAAAAAATATCTTACTGACGGTATTGATATTATAAGCGGAATTACAATTCCTATTAGCGGAGCTACATTTTTTGATAACGCAACTAATGCTTCATTTAGTTTAACTGGAAATACAACACCAGATCAAACTGGAATGACTAGTACAATAACCGGCGCAACATATAATAGTAATAGTTATGTGGGGTTGTATCCATTCTACCATGGTATCTATTCACAAATTGTTAATGGGTATAGTTTTTATAACCCATCTGGATTTACAAAAACAAGTGCAAATGCTGCTAATGCCGCAAACCAATATTCTGCTGCAGTAGCATCAGGAATGACCAAGTTTGTTATATCCAAACCAACATCAACATCCGGATATACTTTTACGTGTTTGGTTGATAATTCAATATTTTCACCTAAGGATACTCGTTATACTGTTTTACCTTCATTTAACGGGGGTCAAATAACCGACTTGATTAATAATTTCAATACACTAACACAAGATTCATTCAGACTTATTTATGATTCAAATAATTTAAATAACAACCCATCATATAGTACAGTGTACTTTCCAACATATGGAGAAAGATTTGAAAATATTTCTGGAGAATATACTTTAAATGGTAATAAAAAACGCGTGATGGATTTAATTGCCGTTTTTAGCCCAGACATATTAGATGAGTTTGAAAAAATGTTTATTAATTTTGCGTCATTAGATCTCGATCTAGATACAGTAAAAGAGGGAATTGATTATAGTTCTTTTCAAAGTCTTTTGAAAGAAATTACTAGTATATCTAAAGACGGTATTGATTTTAATTCTAGTGGATACCAAACAAAAATAAAGGAAAATCAAACAAAAAAGCTAGAAGATTTAACTAATCAACTTTTAAACAATAAAGCTTTAGATATTTTAACAATTGGTAACCCTAGACAAATTGATGATTATGTTATTCGTGGATATATCGGAAGATCAAAAACTTATGGTGTAAATGAATATAATGTTTCTCAATTAACAGCACAAAATCAAAAACTAATTGAATTATACATTGGTCAAAATATTACTGGTGCAACATATAGCGGAATTAGTAGTAACCTTTATCATCACTTTTTTCAAATAAGCGATATTCAGGTTAACTCTGAAAATATATATGCACATAGAGAATTAGCAAGAATTTATGCCGGATGGGTCAAAGATCAAATTGTTAATACTCCTGGATTTTCACCAAATTATACTAACTTTAAAACTTATATAGAGGCTAATATATTCCGTCCTCAGGTAAATAGATTAAATGACTTTTTAAATAACCTTACTAGAAAATTTTCAGTTTTAAAAGAAGAAACATTAGAAGGAAAGGTCACCATTTATCATGGATTTAATGAGGCAAAATCAACATTATTAGATTTATATCAATATTTTAAATCTTTTAATGATAAATGGATTTCTGGAAACGCAATTGGCCAAAGAAGTCTAATGGATGAATTTTTATTTTTAGATAGATCTAATAGAGACATTGGAGATGAGGCATACATAAGTCTTGAACGTTTAATTTCATTAGCGGATGAAAAAAATATTAAAATAGATTTATATAGCGCAGTTTCATTATTGATTCAAGGAACAAACTTTGATTTGAGACCGCTACCGGCTTATGTAAATTTCTATGGCACTAATTCTACTAATAAGAAAAAAATACTACCTTCTAAAAGTATTGCGCGTACATTATTTGGCACACACCTAGATGTAGATTATCAAGAATCGTCACCTAAAATTATACTTCAGTACATTAACAAGACATCTCAATATCTAGATATGTCTAAAGTTAGTAAAGAGTATAAATTTAAAAACGATGGTTTTGATATCAAAAATCCAAACAACAATCCGTTATTGATTGAACCAAAAATATTCATGGATGCTGATTTATCGAAATCAAACAGAGTAGTTTCATTTGAAATAAACTTTGGTGATCAAGCACAAAATATATTTAAAAACATTTCTCTTGATCAAAGCACATATAAGAATACAACAGAAAGTGCTTTAGCACAAGAAAGATTAGCAAGATCACAAGGTGGCGGCGGTAGCCATGCTGTTGATATAGGTTTATTTGACATTTATAAAACAGCTTCGTATCAATGTAGTGTTACTTGTATGGGTAATGCAATGATACAGCCAACCATGTATTTTTATTTGGCTAATGTTCCTATGTTTGCTGGAACATATCTTGTTTTTGACGTTAATCACGCAATTAAGCAAGGAACATTTGAAACAACATTTACTGGTGTTAGAATTTCTAATAGTTCGTTACCATCATTAGAAAGTACATTTATGTCTAGTTATAGGCCGCTATTTAGTAGAATACTTTCAGCTGCAGTTAAGAAAAAACAACAATCGGATCAAGCTCAAACAACAGCTAAATCAATTACAACGACAGATAATAAAACTTTTACAATTGATCCTGGAGCTCCAGCAAGAGGAGAAGATTTAAATAATATTAATAAAACATCCGGATTTTTATTTGGCGATCTACTTCCATATAATGGTCAACAGATAAATGGTAAACCAGAACAATATATTCAATCAATTAACTACAACAACGAGAATTGGCTTAGATCTAGAGTATGTGTTCTAGGCTCAGGAAAATACATACCAATTAAAAATGGGTCACCAGCAGAATTATCCATGGTTAGTGGATGGAAAGCATATCCTAATAAACTTGTTAAATTATCAGACATTGGACCGTTATATGAATATTATTCTATAAGAGCGAATGTAACAAACACAAATAAAGAAACCCTTTTTGGTTGGGATACTATTTTTTATGTACCTAAATCAAACGCAACATACACACTTGAGACCAACGTCAATCCTAATGACGGTAAATTTGATGGCCCAGTTCATAGTGGGCCTAGTATAGATGATCCCACTTATGCACAATATGGCTTTGCTATTAGTCCTAGTTTAATGAGAAAACTAAGGTTAGTTGAGGGGGATGTTTTATATTTAAGGTACGTAAGGAAATAAAACCAGAAAAAACATAAAGATTGTAGTATTTATATGTATACATTTTAACACTATGGAAAAGTTAAATAACGCGGTCAATCAGTTTTTAAACCCAAAGGTTACAAAAGCTGTTTCTAATGACCAAATGGAAAGAGAAGAATGCGATTTGCAGACTGGTGAATGTTATGTCATCAGATCTAAAGATGGTATTGTTGAAAGAATAAATAAAAAATACATTACCGAAGACGGTAGACAATTATTACAAGACTAAAACTATGTTAGAACAAAAGCTTTTACAAGAGGTTAATAGATTTAGAGAAATCAATAGAAATGCAACTAAGCATTATATTATAAAAGAACAGGCTGAGCCTGCCGCTTTACCTCCAGCAGGCGCCCCAGCTGCGCCAGACGCATCAGCTGCGCCAGAAATGCCAGCACCAGATGCGGGAATTCCAGCAGCACCAGGATTACCTGATAGCCCAGCTATGGGTGAAACAGAAGAGGTGGATGTTACCGACTTGGTTAATATGACCAAAAACATTAAAAACGAACTGGAAACCTCAAAAATGGAAAATGATAGTGTTATCCAGAAAATGGATACAGTATTCAGTAAACTAGACGATTTAGAGTCTAAGTTAAGTAATATGGACGCTATAATATCTAAAATTGATCAACTGGGTGCTAGAGTTGAAGAAATGAAACCACAAACCCCACAAGAGAAGCTAGAGATGCGTTCACTGGATTCATATCCATTTAACGAAAAACCACAAGAGTTTTTTGCTCATAAACAAGACGAAATGAGAGCTAGCGGTAAAAACGAATATGTTTTAACAAAAAACGAAATTGAGAACTATTCAAAAGAAGAGCTAGCTGGAAGCTTTAACCCTTACCAAGATGAACAACAACCTAAGTTCTAATGTAAATTTCTTTTTAGGACTACAGAATCAGTTTAAAATATTACACTGGCAAACTAAAGGTTATGCTAGACATAAAGCTTTTGGTGAAATTTATGAGACTTTAGACGGTCTTATTGACGAATATGTTGAAATTTGTATGGGTAAACATGGTAGATTTGCTTTAGATAATTCTACAAATACCATCCAAATGAATAACCTATCCGAACTTAATATTGTGGAATTTTTACAAACCGCAAAAAATAGACTTATAGGTTTTAGTGGTGAATTATCACAAGAAAGAGATACCGATCTTTTAAACCTTAGAGACGAAATGTTGGGTTCGTTGAACAAATTAGCATATTTACTTACCCTAGAATAATTTTTTATATATTTTTTAAAATATTTTTAGCCCAGATTTTGTAATCTGGGTTTTTTTGTTTATATTTTACTATTGTCAATTTAAAAACAAATAATATGAGTACAGTAGATGCAGTACTAGCACAGTACGAAAAAAGCAAGCAATCCGCAAGCGGAAACAACAACAGAGTATCTAGCGAAGAGAGACTTAAAAGGTATTTTACAACAGTATTACCTAAAGGCTCTAAAGGGGAAGAACGCAGAATCAGAATTCTACCTACAGCAGATGGAACATCACCATTTAAAGAGGCTTATTTCCATGAAATCCAAGTGGATGGAAAGTGGGTTAAATTATACGATCCAAAGCAAGATGGTAAGCGCTCTCCATTAAATGAGGTGTATCAAAGTTTAATGAATACAGGTGTAGAATCAGATAAAGAATACGCTCGTCAATATCGTTCTAAGAAGTTCTATATTGTAAAAGTTATCGATCGCGATAATGAGCAAGACGGACCAAAGTTTTGGAGATTTAAACACAATTCAAAACAAGACGGTATTCTAGATAAGATTTTCCCATTATTCCAAAAGAAGGGAGATATTACAGATCTACAAACAGGTAGAGACTTAACGTTATTCTTAACATTAACAAAATCTGGTAATGGTAAAGAATACACAACAATTAACTCTATCATTCCGGAAGACCCATCACCACTTCACTCAGATGAAACAGTGGCAAAAGGTTGGGTTAACGATGAATTAAGTTGGTCTGATGTTTATTCTAAAAAACCAGAAGAATATTTGGAAATGGTAGCAAAAGGTGAAACACCTACTTGGGACTCAGAAGGTAAAAAATGGGTTTCAGGTGCTAGTGGAGAAGATGTTATTGTTGGTAAAAAACAAACAGTTTCTACACCAATTGAAGATCCACAAGAAGATGAAGATGCAGATGAAAATCTGCCATTCTAACCCAACGGGCCGGAGATAACGTCAATGGCCCATTTTTAAAAAATTATTATTATGGCTATAAAAAAACAAAACTTCTCGATTTCACAACTTGCTTCGAAATATTCAAGCAAAACAACATATAAACCAGATCGTTTTTTGGACCTTGGTGATGCATTTTTGGATGCAACTGGTTTACCTGGGCCAGCATTAGGTCATATTAATATGTTTTTAGGTCACTCAGATACAGGTAAAACCACAGCACTACTTGGAGCAGCTGCAGATGGTATTAAAAAAGGTATGTTACCAATTTTTATAATCACTGAACAAAAGTTTGATTTTGATCATGCTTCAATTATGGGTATTCCTGTAACAAAAGATGTTGATCAAGGAACTGGAGAAGTAACATATTCTGGTGATTTCATTTTTAGAAACGATTTTGAATATATTGAGCAAATCACAGATTTTATTAATGAGATGCTTGATTTACAAGAAAAAGGTGAATTACCATATGACTTGTTATTCCTATGGGATTCTGTTGGTTCTGTACCATGTAAGATGACATGGGAAGGTAAAGGCGGAAAGCAACATAATGCGTCTGTTTTATCTGATAAGATTGGTATGGGTATCAACCAAAGAATATCTGGCTCTAGAAGAGCAGATAAGGCTCATACAAACACTTTGATTATCGTTAACCAACCTTGGGTTGAACTTCCTGATAATCCATTTGGTCAACCTAAAATCAAAGCTAAGGGTGGTGAATCTATTTGGTTGAATTCAACATTAGTATTCAGATTTGGTAACGAGAAAAATGCTGGTACAACAAAAATTTCAATCACTAAGAATAAGCGAACTGTAACTGTTGCAACAAGAAGTAAAATTACAGTTATGAAAAACCACGTAAACGGTATTCAGTTTGGTGATGGTAAAATTATGGTTACACCTCATGGATTTATGAGAGCAAAAGAAGCTGCAGAAGAGAAAAAATCTAGAGAGGATTATGTAAAGGATAACTTAGACTATATTAGCTCATTATTCGATGAAAAAGTCGATAATCTTGAAGAACTAAAGTTTGAGCCGATACCAGAAGAAGAGAACGAAGATTGATTGTTTAACTATTAAAGACTAGACTAAATGTCTAATACATTGTTGGTTGATGGAGATAATCTATTAACCATTGGTTTCTACGGTTTAAAAAACCATTTTTATAAAGGTCAGCATATAGGTGGATTATTTCACTTTATCGACACACTCAGAAGATCGTTTGAAAATTATCAACTTGATAAAATCTGCGTATTCTGGGATGGTAAAGATGGTCATATATCTAGAAAGAAAATATATCATCATTACAAAGAGAACAGAAAGTCCAGAACAAGGACTGAAGAGGAAGTTTTCTCATACCAAAGGCAAAGATCTAGGATTAAACAATACTTGGAAGAACTTTATGTTAGGCAAGGTGAATTCGAGTATTGTGAATCTGATGATTGCATCGCCTACTACACACAAAATTCTCCTAAAGAGAAAAAGATAATCTACTCATCTGATAGGGACTTAGCACAGCTCGTAAATGAGAATGTAACGCTCTATAACCCATCACACAGAAAAGTATATAAGAAGAATGACATAATTGATTATGATCATGAAACTATCTTGATTGAAAATGTCAAACTGGTTAAAATTTTATGTGGTGATCCTTCTGATAACATCTTCGGTATTAAAAATATGGGTATTAAAAGATTAATCTCACTTTTCCCCGATATAAAAGAAAAGCAAATTACTTTAAGTGAAGCAAGAGAGAGAGGTAATCTTTTATTTTCGGAAGACAAGGAAAATAAATTGGTACAGAACTTTTTAACTGGTGTTACTAAGCTCGGTGTTTTCGGTGATGAATTTTTTGATATAAATAATAAAATGGTTTGCTTGGATGAGCCAATTTTAACCGAAGAAGCCAAAAATGGTGTTAATTCTTTAATAAAAGAAAATCTTGATACCGAAGGGCGTTCTTATAAAAATACTATGAAAATGATGATGGAGGACGGTATTTTCACTGTTTTACCAAAGAGTGATGATGCATGGATAAAATTCCTAAATCCTTTTCTAAGACTAACTACTAAAGAAAAAAATAAACATACAATTAAATTTAAAATTAAATAAAAACTAAGACTTATGAACATTCAAGAACAAAACAAGTTTGAATTTTTACTTACACTAGACGGCAATATCATCTGCCAGCGATTTTTTAACGTTAAAGACTATAATCCTTATACCAGGAAGTCTATGAATCTGCATTATGAAGTAAAAAATATTTGTGAAGAAATTTCGGAAGATTTGAAAATAAAAAGTTCCGAATACTTAATCGAAAATCAAGGATTTTTTATGAATAATGAAGTTGTGGAAGATCCTAAAGAGATGGAAGAACAGTATTTTTTACTGCAAATTAAGCAAGGTGACGATGTATTTATTTCAAGAATATTTGCTGCGCACTATTACCACCCAAAGGTTAGATACGCGGTAGACATTCGACCAAAATTAAGAAGAATTTTGGCAGATTTAACTGAAGTTTTGTCAGTAAGCGATCCAGAGACGACATATCTTCAGTACGAACTTTAATTTATTTTATTTTATAACTTATATATTTTATGACCGAGAAAAATTTTGGCCATTTAGGGCAAACGTATCAAATATCACTATTAAAAACTATTATAGAAGACCGAAAATTCGGTGAAACTATTGTTGAGGTCATAGATCAAAACTATTTTGACAATAATGGGTTTAAGTTCATTATGCAAAATATTAAGGAGTGTTATGAAAAATACGAAACACTACCTTCATATACCGCATTAGAACAAAAAATATTATCAGAAAGCGTTTCAGACACAGCCAGGACTGCTTTTATTGATACCATTAAGAATATACAAGACCACGTTATTGATCAGGGTGGAATTCCTTTAATTAAGGACAAAGCTATGAACTTCTGTAAGCAGCAAGTTCTTAAGAAAACCATCAAGAAAATAGAGGAGATAACAGCTAAGGGTGAATTTGAAGAGTACCACAAAATTGAGAAACTAATTCAAGACGCTCTACAAGTTGGTGTTAGTGATAATGATGTAGTAGACATCTTTGATAGTATTAGCTTAGCTTTACAAGCTGATAATAGAAGACCAATACCAACAGGCGTTGTGGGTATTGACAACCTATTGGATGGTGGTTTGGGAAGAGGCGAACTTGGGGTAGTCTTAGCCCCAACCGGAACAGGTAAAACAACTTTATTGACTAAATTCTCTAACGAGGCCTTTAATCAGGGTTACAATGTTGTTCAAGTTTTCTTTGAAGATAACGTTAATAACATTAAACGAAAACATTTTACCATTTGGACCGGTATTTCTCCAAAAGAACAACCATTACATGCTGAAGAGGTTGAGAAAATTGTAACAGAAAGAAAAAGTATATCAACTGGCGAGCTTAGATTACTGAAGTTACCTAGTGATTCTGTTACAATTTCTGAAATTAAATCAAAATTAAGAAAGATGCAAGCTGATGGTTTTAGAGTAGATTTACTAACTTTGGACTATGTTGATTGTATCACCCCTGAGAAGACAAATTATAATGAAGAGTGGAAGGGAGATGGTGCAATTATGAGACAATTAGAAGCTATGACATCTGAATTTGATATCGCAATATGGACTGCTACCCAAGGTAATAGAGAATCTATTAAGAGTGAAGTAGTAACCACAGATCAAATGGGTGGATCTATTAAAAAAGCCCAAATTGGACACGTTGTATTGTCTATTGGTAAAACAATTGAACAAAAAGAAATGAATCTTGCAACATTAACATTATTGAAATCCAGAATCGGTAAAGATGGTGTTGTATTCAATAACTGCAAATTCAATAATGAGTTTCTTGAAATTGATGTTGACCATCAAAATACTTTGCTTGGTTTCAAAACCGATAAGGAAGAAGAAGCAAAGCAGCGCAAGAACAAAATCTACAACGAATATTTAGCACAAAAAGAATTATTAAACAAGTAAAAAAAACAAACACTATGACCGAGAAGATTCTAGTTGACAATCCCGGACGCTTTGTCCTTTTCCCAATCGAGCACCATGATTTATGGAAGCTTTATAAACAGCAAGAAGCATGTTTTTGGACTGCTGAAGAGATTGATTTAGGACAAGACATTTATGATTGGGAAAATAAATTAAACGCAGACGAACAACACTTTGTTAAACATGTATTAGCATTTTTTGCGGCATCTGATGGTATTGTTAATGAGAACATAGCAATGAATTTTGTTAATGCTGTTCAATACACTGAAGCTAAAATGTTTTATGGTTTTCAGATTATGATGGAAAATATTCATAGTGAAACTTATTCATTGTTAATTGACACATACATCAAAGATAAGGAAGAACAAAATAAATTATTTAATGCCATCGAAACTGTTCCAGCTATTAAAAGAAAAGCTGAATGGGCACTAAGATATATTGAAAAAGGAACATTTGTCGAAAGACTTATCGCTTTTGCAGCAGTTGAGGGTATCTTTTTCTCTGGATCTTTCTGCGCAATTTTCTGGTTGAAGAAAAGAGGTTTAATGCCGGGTTTAACCTTTTCTAATGAATTGATTTCTCGTGATGAAGGTATGCATTGCGATTTTGCATGTCACTTATTTAATCACCATATTGAAAACAAGTTATCACAAAAGCAAATTAAAGATATTATTTGTGGCGCATTAGAAATTGAGAAAGAGTTTATTCTTGAAGCCTTACCAGTTAGACTTATTGGTATGAACTCAGATTTAATGGCTCAATATCTTGAATTTGTTACAGATAGATTATTGGTTGCTTTGGGGGTTCCTAAAGTTTACAATTCAGAAAACCCATTTGATTTTATGCAAAATATTGCTCTACAAGGGAAAACAAATTTCTTTGAAAAGAGAGTTGCTGAGTATCAAAAAGCAGGTGTTAATAAAACTGCGGAAGCGGAGGATCTAGAATCAGCATTTGGTGATTTAGAATTTTAAAAAATATAATTTGAGATGAAAGTACTAAAAAGAGACGGAACGTTAGAAGAGATGAGATATGATAAGATCACTAAAAGAATTAGTGCTCTTTGTGATGACCTTAATATGGATTATGTTGATCCTACATTTATTACACTAAAAGTTACGCAAGGAATTTATGATGGGATTACAACTAAAGAGTTGGATGTACTAGCGGCAGAAACTGCGGCATCTATGACAACAACGCATCCTGATTATGCAAAATTAGCGGGGAGATTGGCTGTAACAAATTTACACAAGACAACACCAAAGAAGTTTTCTCAGGCCATTAAAGAATTACATTCTTTTATTGAACCAAAGACTGGAAAGGAATCAACACTGATTTCAGATGATGTATATGAGTTCGTGATGGATAATAAAGAAATTATTGATGGTGCAATCAATATTACGAGAGATTTTGATTTTGATTATTTTGGCTTCAAAACCTTAGAAAGATCATATCTTTTAAAAATTGGTGAAAGAACCGTTGAAAGACCACAGTATATGTACATGAGGGTTGCTGTTGGTATTTGTAATGGTGATGTTCAGATGGCTTTAAGAATTTATGATGATTTGTCACAACACTTTTATACGCACGCGACACCAACATTATTCAATGCTGGAACACGCAGACCACAAATGTCATCTTGTTTCTTAATTGGAAATAAAGGTGACGATATTGATGGATTATTTGACACAATCAAAGATGTTGCAAAAATTTCTAAATGGGCTGGTGGTATTGGCTTACATGTTCATGATGTTCGTGCTAAAGGGGCATACATTAAAGGCACCGGCGGAATGTCAGATGGTTTACTACCAATGATGAAAACTTACAATGAAGTTGCTCGTTGGATTAATCAAGGAGGTAAAAGAAAAGGTTCATTTGCAATTTATCTTGAGCCATGGCATTCAGATGTATTAGAGTTTATTGATCTAAGAAAGAATCATGGAAAAGAAGAGATGAGAGCTAGAGATTTATTTTTAGCAATGTGGACACCAGACTTATTTATGCAACGTGTTGAATCTGACGGTGATTGGTCTTTATTTTCACCAGATGAGGCACCAGGGCTATCTGACATGTATGATACACCAGAAGATAAAGCTTTTACTCGTTTGTATGAATCATATGAACAACAGGGTTTAGCCAGAAAAACAATCAAAGCTAGAAAACTAATGGATGCGATATTAACCGCACAGATTGAAACTGGAACACCTTATATGTTATACAAAGATGCTGCTAACTATAAGTCAAATCAAAAGAATTTAGGTACAATTAAATCTTCAAATTTGTGTACTGAAATTATTGAATATAGTTCACCAACTGAACAAGCTGTTTGTAACTTAGCATCAATAGCATTACCAAAATATATTTTAGATGGTGAATTTAATCATCAGCTATTATTTGAATACACTTACCAAGTTGTTAAGAATTTAAATAATGTTATTGATTTGAATTTTTACCCAACAGAAGAAACAAAAAGATCTAACTTTAAACATAGACCAGTTGGTTTAGGTGTACAAGGATTAGCAGATGTATTTTGTATATTGTCATTACCTTTTGAAAGTGAAGAGGCGGATAAACTACAAACAGAAATTTTTGAAACAATTTATTTTGCTGCAGTAACATCATCAAAAGATATTGCAAAAGAAGTTGGGGCATATGAATCAATTTCTGGTTCACCGATAGAAAAGGGAATTTTTCAATATGAAATGTGGGGTAAGACAGATAAAGATATGTCAGGAAGATGGGATTGGAAATCTTTGAGAAAAGAAGTTGTAAAGTATGGTGTTAGAAACTCATTACTTGTTGCACCAATGCCAACGGCATCAACCGCACAAATTTTAGGTAACAACGAAGCATTTGAACCATTTACAACGAATCTTTATTCAAGAAGAACATTAGGTGGAGAATTTATTGTTGTCAATAAACACTTGGTTAAAGATTTAATGAATATTGGATTATGGAATGAAGATTTGAAAAAGAAACTAATTCTTGAGAATGGATCTATTCAAAATATTCCAGAAATTCCTACACCAATCAAAGAAGTTTATAAAACTGTTTGGGAAATGTCTCAAAAGAGAATTTTACAAATGGCGGCCAATAGAAGTATTTTTATCGATCAATCACAGTCAATGAATTTATTTATCGATAACGCAACAAAAGCAAAAGTACTCGCGGCTCATTTGTTTGGTTGGAAGCTAGGTCTTAAAACCGGAATGTATTATTTGAGAACAAGATCTGCTGTTGACCCAATTAAAGGATTAGGTTTAGATACCTCAACAGTAAAGCCAGTTGCTGAAGTACAACCAAAGCAACAAACAGCATACGCTACACCTCAAAATACTATTATAAGTGAAGAAACGCCTGAAGTTGTAATGATGGCTAGTAGGCCAGATGATTCACCATTTGAATGTGAAGGATGTGGATCGTAAGATAATGGGTGGCGCCCTCAAAGTTTAGCTGTCGTCAAGGCGTACCTTGAGCATCCAGGACTTGACAATACAGGGTGCGAATATCAAGTCACAATACTAAAACCCAACTTCGGTTGGGTTTTTTATTTATATCCATTTTAGTATTGTTTATATTTATTGATATGGCTACAAAGTATGGTATAGATTTTCCTTTTAGAAATAGCACGTTAGGTGACTATACTAGAATGACATTGAATGTAGATGAGGAGGTTAGAGCAAACCTTATTCATTTATTATTAACTAGAAAAGGAAGTAGATATTTTTTACCTGACTTCGGTACAAGGTTATATGAATTCATATTTGATTTAAATGATAGTATAACCTACAGCAGTATAGAAGATGAAATTAGAGAAACTGTTAAAATTTATATACCAAATCTAGAGATAAACGCAATAAAAATTACAAATCCTGATATAGATCCAGAAGACGGCGCTTCAAGTATTAGTGAAGATGAGGATACTAGATTATTTAGAGTTGGTGACGGTTCTACTAAACCATATACTGCCAAAATAAGAATTGATTATACAACAAATAATGGAACTTTTTCTAGTTCCGACTTTGTAATTATTAACATATAATATGAGCAAAAAGATAGCATATACTAACAGGGATTTTGCTGGTTTGAGACAAGACCTAGTAAACTTAACCAAAGAATATTACCCGGATATTATTCAAAATACAAACGACGCGTCGATTTATTCTGTTTTACTGGATTTGAACGCGGCGGTTTCTGATAACTTACACTTTCATATCGATAGAGTTTGGCAAGAAACAATGTTAGATTTTGCTCAAAAAAGACAATCTTTATTTCATATTGCAAAAACATATGGTATCAGAATACCCGGCTTAAGACCTTCAGTGGCTTTGTGTGATTTTAGTATCAATGTACCAGTTAGAGGTGATAAAGATGATGATAGATACGAAGGAATTTTAAGAGCTGGCGCACAAATTTCTGGAGGTGGTCAAATATTTGAAACAATTGAAGATATTGATTTTTCAAATCCTTTTAATAGTAAAGGAGAACCGAATAGATTAAAACTACCAAACTTTGATAATAACAACAGATTAATTTCTTATACGATCGTAAAAAGAGAACCTGTTGTTAACGGTGTAACTAAGATTTTCAGAAAAGTTATCACTCAGCAAGATCAAAAACCGTTTTTAAAGATATTTTTACCAGAAAGAAACGTACTTGGTGTTTCTGCTGTAATTCATAAGGAAGGAACCACATTTGCGGGTAATCCCGCTTATAGTGAGTTTATAAGTGATCCAAATAAATGGTACGAAGTTCAATCCCTAGTTCAAGACAAAGTGTTTGTTCCAAGTACAACTGGTGTTTCTGACAGACCAAATTTTAAAGCTGGTGAATATGTTACAGTACAAAATAAATTTATTACAGAATACACCCCAGAAGGATATTTCTTTTTAACATTTGGTTCGGGAAATATTGATCCACTTGATAATCTAGATAATTATATTACTGATAAATTAAAAGTAAATTTATCATCATATCTAAATAACCTTTCACTAGGTTCAATTCCAAAACAAGAAACAACACTATTCATAAAATACAGAATAGGTGGAGGTAAAGAAAGCAATATTGGGGTTGGTGTCATCAATAATGTGGAAAATTCAGACTTTATTATTACAGGCCCCAATTCTGACACAAATAGTCAAGTTTCACAATCTTTAAGTGTAACTAACGTAACACCAGCTGTTGGCGGAGCTGATCAACCAACTGTTGAAGAACTTAGAGCCATGGTTGCATATAACTTTGCTGCACAGAATAGAGCGGTCACACTAAATGACTATAAATCAATGATTGAAACTATGCCATCAACATATGGGGCTCCAGCAAAGGTTAATGTTATGGAAGAAGACAACAAAGTGAGAGTTAAACTATTGTCATATGATGAGAGTGGTAATTTAACGAGCGTAGTTTCTAATACACTAAAACAAAACATATTAAACTATCTTTCTCAGTTTAGAATGATAAATGACTACATTGATATTGTTAGCGGTGAAGTCATTGATATGGGGTTAGAAATTGACCTTTTATTGGATAAAAACCAAAACCAAGGAGAAGTTATAAGAGATGTAATCTCATCAACAACAGAGTATTTTTCTATTGATAAAAGAAAAATGGGAGACCCACTATTTGTTGGTGAATTAATGAAAGAAGTAAACAATGTTCCAGGTGTTGTAAACGTTATTGATGTCAGAGTTTTCAATAAAATCGGTGGCGAATATTCTTCGTCACAGGTTTCACAGTCATACAAAGATTCAGCTACAAAAGAAATTTTACAAAATGATATGACGATTTTTATGAAAGCTAATCAAATATTCCAGATTAGATTTCCTCAAAAAGATATAAAAATCAGGGTAAAAACATTAGGCACGACTACATATTAACGTCTTTTTTACTTATCTTTTTTCTATAGGAAAATTGATGAGTTTCTATTTATAGTTAATATGGTACAAAAGCACAGAATTAACACCACTTTAAACGGGGATAAGAAAGTAACTGTTGAATTAAAACAGGATTATGATCTTTTAGAAATTTTATCCTTAAAATTCACACAACAAGACGCTTATACGTCATTATGTGCTGACTATGGTGTTGTTTGCGGTAGGGTAACAGCAAATAATGGATTAGGTATACCAAACGCAAGAGTTTCCATTTTAGTACCAATATCAGACCAAGACGAGCAAGATCCAGTAATTTCCACACTTTACCCATTCAAACTTAGTAGTGATAAAAATGATGATGGTTATAGATATAACCTATTACCAGCTAGACAACAACATGCTGGGCATACACCAACAGGTACATTCCCAGACCAAAACGATATTCTTAGTAGAGAAGAACAATTAGAAGTTTTTGAAAAATATTACAAGTTCACAGCTAAAACAAACTATGCTGGTGACTATATGATTTGGGGCATACCTTTAGGCGAACAGCAATTACATATTGATGTTGATTTATCAGATATGGGTTGTTTTTCACTTAGACCATATGACTTTATAAGACAAGGTGAAGACGCTAATAAATTTGATAGATTTTTCAAATTCAGATCCGATACCGATTTAGATGGGTTACCACAAATAGTTGCTTTCGATAAAACTATTGATGTTTCTCCTTTTTGGGGAAATATGGATTTGTGTCAAATAGGAATAACCAGGGCAGATTTCGACTTATCTAACTTAGGAATTAAAGTTGATCCAGTATCCTTAATGTTGGTTTCAGCGGTTACAGATTCAGATGGTGACGCAGTTAAAAGAAGTGGTGTTATTAGAAGAAAAAGTGGATATAAATGTAATTTACAAACAAGTGACGGTAAAATACAGGGGGTTAGATTTACTGGTAGGAAAGTTATAGGATCAGATGGTGTAACATTATATCCAGAATTAGAATATTTTAATCCAGGGGTTATTGACGAAGATGGAACAGCAATGGCAACGATGCCAATGAATCTTGATTATGTTTATACAAATGAGTTTGGTGAACAAGAAACAACAAATGACCCTAACAAAGGGGTTGCCACATCAACAATAGCAAGACTTAAATTAGAATTAAGCGGGTCATCAGGAGAAGGCTCAGCAAGAGGCACATCATCTGCAACTTATTTAGTTCCAAATATTAGAGAATTTAATAAGTATAGTACTGGCGGTGCTAGCGAATATAGTGAAGCTATTATTTCATCATATGTTTTTTCAGATGTATTTGAAGATTACATAAATGTACCAGTACCAACTGGTGTAACACTTGAGCCACTAACATCGGCAGAAAAATTACATAAAAAAGAATTGATATTAGGCACAAACAATAATGACATACCTGAAGATTATTTTTATAAATTTATTTACGGAAAAGTATACACACCAACATCCTTTCAAGGATCACATTATGAAGTATCTGCTGTAGAAAATTTATTTGGTTTAACCAGAAGAGACGCATTTTTAGGTATAAAAGAAATTAGACCGAACTCTGAAGATGATTGTACAGGTACAGCAAATTACATACCAACAAACTTTGCATTTAAAAATAGAACTAAATTTGGTCTATTACTATCACAAGTTCTATTATTCTTACAATTTATATTTGCCATCATATTAAATTTTGTTTTTGAATTACTAGGTAGATTTTTTATGACTATTGGTAAGGCATTGTATGCAATATATTTTGGGTGGCCGTTTAACTGGAGACCTTTCGCTAAAATCGGGGAACAATTTCAAGATATCGCACATAGATTACAAGTTAATGGAACTCAAACATTATCATTAACAACGTATCCAGATTGTGAAGAATGTTCTACTGATGATGAATATGCAACATTAGGTGCATCATTATCTAGTACTTATTGTTCTGTTGGTGAAATTACATTTAAGGTTATAGGGATTGGTGCTACGGGAGGTAATGTATTTGTGATACCTTATTCATTTAACACAGATACAAATGAAAACACATCAGCAGTTTTTCCTGGTGGTAGAGCAAGAGACTATGATCCGAACGATTCATTTATGAGTGGAAACACCTTCGCAATCACAGGTAGTACTAACTCTGCTACAAGAACAATTTTAAATAGTTTACATACATATACTATCACACCGATACCAAATGACCCAAATAATTCTAGATTTGTTGCGGAAGCAGTATCGGCAGTTAAAGATAATATACTACCATATTCGCCAGCAAGTGGTGATACATTAACAAAATCTGTTTCATTAAGTGATTTCACTGTTTCATTTAGTACAAATGCTGCGGCTGGGGATAGAATTAAATTTGCAACAAATACTATAAATCAAGGTATTTTAGATTCTTGGGCAACTGGTGAAGGTAACTATGGAACAGCATATGTTACATATTTAGTAAATGTTGTTGGAGAGTATTCAAGTAGAACTGTTAATGGTTTATTTTTCAATCACGGAAGTTGGGCTGAGCTTTCTGGTTTTAACTACGAAGGATATAGTGGAGGTAATAATGGTTCAGGTAATTACGCAGATAGAGGTACATACGTTACACTTAGAATTTATGATAGAAGTAAACCCAAGATAAATCCAGATAGCCCTGCGGCAGTGTTTAATATTGAAGAGGGTTGCTTTAAATATGATAAGGCATATGATGAATCTATATCTCAAGCATATCTTTGGTCAACAGGATCAACATATGGTGATAGATATACACCAGTATATCCACCAGCGTACCCATCTGGTTATGTTGAATCAGCAACAAAACCAAATTCAAGTTATACCATTATGGCTGATATCATTGGTTCTAGTGGTGCAGGTCGTTTGCCTAGACTAGTGATTTGGTCAAAACTTGGAAATACATATTATGATAGAAAAACAAAATCTGGGTATTCAGAAATAAGGGACGGTGTGTTTACTGTTATACCGGTTGTTGAAGGTGGCTCTAAAAATGCATCGATGATACAAGAATGGTATAGAAGAAAAAGGATAGGATTGTTCTTCTGTGGTGGTGTAACAAATTATTCATTCATAGAGAATTGGCTTCACGGATTATTATACTTCTTTAAATTTGACTATAGAATAAAATGGGATGATAAAACAATAAGAGATTTAAATCAAAGAGGTAGTAAGTACCCTAGAGAATTAGTTTTCTTTAATGTTTTAGATGGGAAATTCTATTATAGAAGCACACCTTATAATCCAACAACAAAATTATTTATTGGCCAAAAACCAAATGAACAAAAACCGTACGTTGAGCTTTTACACCCAACAACTTTCTATGATGTTGGTGTTAGAGATGAATTTTTTGATGAGATATGTTTTGATCCGGCGGTGGATCCAACATGCTCAGTAATAAGAGACTTAACTGCGTCATCATATCAAGACCCTGGTAATGTCATAGAACATGTTATTAACTATAGAATGGATGTTTCAGCGGCAAGAACAAATATTGATGATTTCTTCACTAATAGTGGTTACACTTTTAATGGTTACGTAATGGATGGTGATGTTTTACAATTAATATCAATAAATTGTGAAGCTGGCATTGAAGCTTTTGATTTAGATAGTTCACATTATTTTATGTTTAATGGTGAATTCTTAGATCCAGAAGATACAACGTTTATGACATATTTTAAAAATGGATCGTCATGGGGGCCAACACCAATTGATTTTAAATTAGATGTAAATGGAAGTTTTGTTAGATATTGTTTAAATAATAGATTGGGTGATTTTACACAAAAAGTTCCTTTTTATTTATGGAATAAAGGTGCAACTGGATTTGGTTTAAACGATGACCAATTTTGGGACAGAAATGCTATCGGTGTTCAAAAATTACAAAGAATGGTTTCAATATCAGGAACAACTAGTACAACAACAAATTATTTAATGGCTGATGGTGAAGAGGAATATTTAATTAAACCAATGACAAAAACACATGATACGTTTTCTCTTGTTGGTAACTATCCTGATTCATTAGAAAGATTTGAGGCAATAAGATTAACAACACCAACAAGTGCAACAGAATTTGTTGAAGGAGACCTTTGGCTACATGTTTTAACTGGAACCCAGAAAAATCCATTAACTGGAAATATCTATGTTGTAGTTAATGGGGCATGGTCTGCACCAATACCATATGTAAAAGACAATAATGAAACATTTATTTATCAAACAGCATTAAACTATTCTGGAAACAAACAAGTATTATCAACACCATTCCAATTCTATTTCGGATTAAGACCTGGCAGCACGGCTTATGATAAATTTATAAAATATTATGGACCAAAAGGTGCATTCCCATCAACTGAATAATGGAAAAGAAAACAATCATATTACCAGAGTTAAGGTATCATAAGGCCCCAGCTGTTGATCTATCAACAAGAATTGGTTTAGAAACAAGTGAAGAATTGTTAAGGGAAGGTGACCGTTCAATTGTTTTAGATCTTGAAGAACACTTTAGCTACGAAAGGGCACAAAGCAACAAATATAAAATATATGGTAAACTAAGAATGATATTCAGAAACATGTATGAGGGTGATAGTAATTATCAAAATTTAACTGAATATCTTTATTTAAGCGGTGCGGGTGATATTGGAGATAATACAGGATATATTCCATATGATGAATTTGCATTTATAAGAAGAGACACATATAGACAAGATATTAGCATTCCATCTGTTAGTGGATCAACATACGGCACTTATACACCAACATTTTCATTACCAACAAAACCAAGAAATAAACATCAGAATATATCCAATATGGATGCCCCATACCATAACTGGAATCTTTATATGAGTTACGTATACAGTGGTGATACTAATTACCCAATGAAGTATACACTAAGTGGGGCAACCAAAGTAGAAGGTACAAATATTATTACATTTACTAGTGGAAAAGGAATACCATGTAGAGTAGAAACAACAGCAACAAATTATAAATTAATAACACCAGTCCCACATGGAATTGGTGAAGATGAGTTTGTTATAATATCTTCTGTTTCGGCTGTAAGCGGAAAAACATATTCTGTTTCAAGCCTAGGGGATGATAAATACAATTCATCAAAGTATGTAATAAATTTAAATAGACAACAATTTAGTGGTATAACCCTACCAACATTAATCACAATTAAAAGATGTATTAATGATAAAAATATATCAGGAACAACATCAACATATTACGTACATAAACATAAAATATTAACCCCACATACCGATTATATTTTAGATAAAGCCGGATTTGAGGTACCAATATTTGAGGAAGAAAAAAAGATTTTATTTGAAGATAGTGTTGGTAATAATGATGTTTTAGTTGAAAGAAATCGACCAGAGTCTTTATTATATGATTTTAGAAATAGTTTTATTTTAACTGGCCTAACAAATAATCTTGGTTATACACCAACAGAGGTTTATGTAACAGTTTTATTTAAAAATGGCTCAGGTTATTTTGAATATCCACCAAAGGTTGGTTATAGATTTCATTTACACGATAGTTGGATAGATGATCATTTTAGTGGAACAACAACACAAGAAACATCACTTAGTGGTACATCTGTTACTATTAGTGGAATAACTTTTACATCTGGTAGCACAATACCAACTGGAACAATTTTAACTGGTGCATTTGTCGAATACAATCCTTATGAATTAAAAGAAAGAATCATATCTGAAGCGCTTCATAAAATTGTTCACCCAACAACAATTTTTGATCATAGTCAAGATGAAAATGTTACAGGCTTTAGCGGAGCTACAGCAAACAATAAAATGGGGTTATTATATCAACCACACTATAGAGTAAAGCTAAGACAGCTTTCATCATATATTGAAACATTTAATACTAACAATATATTAGATCTTCCAGATAATGCCAGATACTTTCCAGATGAAAGATTATGGAAGTGGAGGGATTTATATGATCATGGGTTTGTTGATGATGAAGGTAATGGCACCGACTTTCCATTTGTAAATGGACAGCATTATGTTAAAACAGATTTTAATTTTTATTTTATAAACGAAAAAGAATTTAATAATAAATCAGATGGATTTAAAGGGTTCGGAAATACAAACATAAATTGTTAAAATGAATATATTGTATAATAGAGATAGTAAATCTTTGGTTTTTAATCCGGAAACAGATTTTAGAATAAATGCTGGTTGGGAAGAAAATTTCCTAGATTATCAGGAAGAAGTTCTTAGATCAATTATTAATCCGGTTGAAAACTATGAAACTGTTAGATATATTCATGAACCTTACGATGTGACAATATCTGGGGTATCGACTAAACAATGTGACATTTGGTATCAGTTTTATTTTTTAAATAATCAAAATCCTAGAGATTATGATAATGGCTTTGACTACGATTTAATTGGTATAAGCCCAAAAGAAAATGCTAAGTTATTAAAACACACCGTTAATAGTTTCTTTAGATTAGAATTTTATACAACAAGAGAAAGAGAAACACAAAAACTTGTTTTTGCTAAAAACCTATCAATACCTCTTGGACAAAAAGTTTTCGACTTAAATTTAAGAGAAGACATTTTTGTACCGGTATTTAATGGTAACAACTACAGAAACACCGAAAATATGTATTTGTTTTGGTTTGGTGATGATAGTGTGTTTAGCGGTCTAACCTTTTACATGACTGCTAGATTTTTTAATGCTGAAGACGGCACAATTACGAGATTTTTAAATAAAGATTTAACAGCAAATAATTCTAGCTTAGTAAATGGTGAAAGAGTGGGTACAACAGCAAATCCTGTTAAGTTTTATGAGATGAATTATAGTAATACTGTGGACGAAATTAATGATGTTTACTATCAAGTAAGATTCAAAAGATCGGACCATAGCTATAAAATAACTAGAGGAATTACAAGTGATTGTGATTTTGGCAGTGGTACTGCGGCTAAATTATAAAAATGAGAAAATATAAGTACGAAATATTGCAAAAAAATATATTATCGGTTGTTTTATATAACGCTGGGCAGTATTGGTATGATAATAACCTACAGTTAGTTCCATGGTCAGCAACAACTGTACCAACTAGTGGAACAACAGTCATGGATGTTAAATGGTATAGCGATATCACTTACACCTCTGGAGATACCATTTATTATAATGGTAAAATATATAAATCATTAGTTGTTTCAAATTTAAATAAAATACCGTCAACACAAACATCGTTTTGGGTTGAGCAACCAGAAGCGTTAACGTGGACAGACAAAGGTTATTATTATAGATGGAATGGAACATCTTGGGTTAACATTGGAAAAAATAAATCAGCTGCATATCCAGATTATGAATTACCAATACTTCTAGATTCAAAAGTAGATGAATTAGGTGTTATGGTTGGTTTTGATGGTGATATCGATCAAGTAGAACAACTTTGTAATTTTACATATAAAGCTTCTGGAAACACCGTAACTGTTTATAACACAACCAATACAAATACTTTAAAAAGAGTCGTTGACGCAACCTTCCAAATTAATTGGGGAGATTCTACAGCCTCTTCTATTTCAATTTTAGGTAACGCAACCAAAACATATTCAACTGCAGGTAGTAAAGTAATTTCAATTACAATGAATAGCCCTTGGAAAGTACAAACATTATCAAGGACAATAAAGCTACCTTTAGTTATCGGTGATCCAACTAGTTTGGGTACCCTTACTTTTACCTTCCCATACACAGATTATGGTGTGGCGGCTTCAGGATCAACAAAAACACTATCGTCAACAAGTTTAACATTTGTTGCTGTTGGTAAAAGTAGAATTATAGAAAAAAAATTATACGGCCAAACGGCTTATACGGGTGTAACATCAACTTCACTACCTGGTACAACCTTAAGCTGTTCAAAATATACAGTTGATGGCTTAGATTATTATGATTGCTCAGACGGGGTAACCTATGTTACAGGAAAAGTGCCAAACCACATTATAAATGGAACTTCTGGATTTACAACAGGTAACAGTACAGATTTTGCTACAGAGTATGTGGTAAATAAAATGTTAACCAGAAATGAGCATTTTTTGGGGTTTGTTTCAGATCCATCGGTTTATTCTGACATATTTGTTGAAAGAGGTAAGATGGGGGTATCTGAATTTAATTTAAGATTAGGGGAAATTGACAATATTGGCGAATTAGACATATATGGAAATGGATTTTTCGTTGTGAAAAAACAATAAAATTATATTTATTATTAAAATGCTATGGCAGTAGGAAGTTACGGAACAATAAGACCAGCGGATGTATCACCAGAAGATGTAGAAATACTACTTCACTATGCTGCGGACAGAGGTGCAACTACCGATTCAACACTAACAAAGTTGGATTCGGCAGCTATCTTATCACCATTATATCACAATGCAAATACAACTGATGATACAAACGCTCCAAATGTGGAGGTTTTGGGTGGTATGTATACATTAAGATTAGAAAGTACCACATTCTCCGAGTTAGGGATATACACACTTCACGTAAGACCAAAACAAATAAGAACACAAATAACAGATTGTGGTGTTTTAGCATCATTATCTTCAGTTAGGGGTATTGTAATTGATCTTGGAAACGTTGAACAAGAGGATAGATCTAAATTCGCCCCACAGGGTTTGGTTGGATATAGAGTAGAATATATAAGTGTTACTGATAATAAAAAAGTCCAAAATTTTTATAAAATTGTAACATCTTCATTTTATTGTGAGCCAGTAACAACAAACTTAACAAATACCACACAAAAATCAGTTAGATATAGATATTCAGACTCACCAACAAACTTAGTGTTTTTGACTGTCACCCCATCTTCTGCACCTACTAATAAACCAAATACTGTCCCATTTATTGGCCAACCACTACAAAAAATTATACTAACAAACAGCTATTTTAATCCAACTACGATTGAGGTAGAAATGGTTGAACATGACGCATCTACGCTTGCACTTGCTCTTTATGGTAATCAAAGTAAGGCGGTATCTTCAGGTATCTACACGATCTATGATGGCTCAAACAACATTTATAAACAGTTTAACCTATACGAAGTTAAGGACGAATTTAATGAGACATTATATGAGATTCGTGAGGGAAGGACTGATATAGACCAAACGTTAAACTTTGACGATATTACTGAATAATAATGGCAAAAAGAAAAGTTCCGAGTCAGGCGGCTAGTGGTTTTGATACGTTTAACGATAGTCTCGTTGGTAGACAAATTACCGACGGTACTAGTCAATTGACTAATACGAACTTCGCTCTTGATACGATTGTCCCAGAGAAAGACTCAAAAAAATTCCAAACTGCGCCATTTTCAGATTTTATTACATTAGAAAATCTTAAGGTTGAGGAAGATGTTCCAACAACAGTTGTACAATCTGATGGTAAAAAAAGACCAGTAAGATTTAATACAAATAAAAGAGATGCATCTAAGTCTCTTTTTGGATCATTAAGAGAAAGAATAAGAGTCTCTATTGCTAGAATTGCTAAAAATTTTCCCGGCGGTATTTTTATTGACAAAGATGCTTTAGCGTCTATTAACAGTTACACTGCTGAAAATATAACACATAATCCAACAACTAATACAACCACATTTAAAACTCAAGTTGGTAGATTTTTTAATCCTTTTGATATTGTATTAAAAGAACCAACAGCAAGTCAATTAATTGAAGTTGAAAATAAAATAAGAAATTTATTTTCTTCATATACAAAATATTGTATTGTAATAGAGGATAAAACTTATGCTGTAACAAGTTACGTACAGCCAGATCAGTTTAACCAAATAACACTTGTTGTTGATGGTAAACCATTTACTGGTGCAACATATTCAGATAGTTTTATTTTAAGACCAAATGACAGTGTTGTTGAAGAATTTTATTTAGGTTTAGACGATTTAGAACAAACATTATTAAATCGAGAAACATACCCAATATATCAAGCTGGGTTTACGGTTCCTAGAACTAGTTTAGACGAAACAAAAACAGAACTGATTTCCATATTAGTTAACTGGCCAACATCAAAAGATGGGTACAACATTCAAATTACCGGTCTTAAGTTCGAGGAATATCTAACACGTTTAAGTGACTTAGCAACTGAAATTGATAACTATAAATCCAATTTAGTTACAAGATTTCTTGTTGCGCCGCAATTATTTGAATTTGACACAGAGGATCAAAAAATTGATAAGATATTTCAATTATATGGTCAGAGCTTCGATAAAGTAAAATCTTATATTGACAATATCGCGAACATGAGAAATGTTTCTTATGACGCAATTGATAATATCCCAGATGTTTTTCTTAAAAACTTAGCAAATACACTAGGTCTTAATACCATTAATTTATTTGATCAAAAAAGTTTAGAAGAACAAATATATAAAGCTTCTTCCACTGTTTACAATGGACAAGCTATTGGTAAAAATTTAGTAGAAGCCGAACTTGAATTCTATAGAAGGTTATTAGTTAATCTAGCATTTATATATAAATCAAAAGGCACTAGAAGTAGTATTGAATTTTTCTTAAAGTTTATCGGTGCGCCAGATCCAATGGTGAAAATAAACGAATATGTTTATAAAGTAACCAGTGCGTTACCTCCATCTACTTTAGATGATCTAAATAACACATTAAATAATATTAATGTTAGTAATAGTGTAACATTTAATAGTGATACATACACTTATACCGTTTCTTCTTTAACAGGGTTAACAACAAATAATCAACTAACCGATTACCCCATCGACGAAACAACATTATTACCTAAAGCTCCAACAACAAATCAAGAAAATGTTTTCTTCCAAATGGGGTCTGGCTGGGCAAATGTTAGCTTAGATCATAGATCTTCCGATGTCCTTGATACTGAAAATTCAGTATTAACCGGAAGAACTAAAACGCTATTAACAACAGCAAAACCATATTCTTATGGTGAAGAGTTTTTTGATAATTACAGAACATTACCTGGCTTAGATTATGGTTTCACAATAAAAAGTGAAATTGATAATCAGCAAGGACAAATCTTAGAAGACGAAGCTCTTTCAAATTTAATTCTTAATAGAAAAAACATAAACGTATTCGTATCTGCAGCAAATGCTGTTAACTATGATATTTGGAGAAAATCTAGAGAACTTGAAGTAACTTTTGGCACAAATAGTCTACCACCACAAACTGGTGTAACTTTTGCACAATATTTAGAAAATACCTTCTCAAATCAAATAACTAATTCAAATATAATAAGATATAAGAAGAATTATATTGCTTTAGAGGATGTTTATCAGGATTATATAAATCAATTAGTAGCATCTGGTTATACAACTTATGATATAATATCAACATCTGATTTTGTTAATCAGATGAGCCCATATTGGTCAAATGTTTTAGAACAAATTATACCATCAACAACATTATGGATGGGGGGTAATTTAATTGAAAACAATGTTTTTGGTAGACCCAAGTTTTCATATAGAAAACCATGTAAACCATTAGAGATTGTAGAAAATTTATATCCAGAATTTGAAACAGTAATTGAAGAAGATCTTGAAACAATAATTGGAGATCCAGATAATCTAAGAGGTTTAATTGAATTTAGTGGTGTAACATTTACTTTACATATTGATATTGACGGTACTGATTATAGTGGAACGACACAAGTAGTTTTAACCGGCAGTACCTTATTTGGTACTGGTTTTACTGCTGTGGAAAGTTGTAGTGTACTAACTTCCTCAACATCTAAAATACCACTTATTTGTGAATATAAAAATTGGATTAATTTAAATTTAACAACAATAAAAGCCGCTTGGAAAAACGCCATAGCATCTCTTGTTGAACAAATTAATCAAACAGAAACACAATATAGTGCATTCAATACCCCTTCATATGTTCCTGGAAATGCTATATTGTCAGGAAAAACACAATTAATATCTTATGAATTTTTCACAGATAATAATGGTGTTGAAAAAGTTAAATTTATTGCACACACAAACTCTTCTGGAGAATGTTTAGTAAAAGATAATTTAGATTTTTATTTTGATGTTGATTACAAATATACTGAGCCAAAATGTCATTTAGATTTATCATTTGATGCGTCTTGTGATGTTTATTCTGGTTATCCAACTTGTAAAGTTGCAACAGATGTTATTGTTAGCTTAACAGGTGTTACTGTTCAATCTGGTAACGATAGTGGATGGGGTGTATATGTTCAAAGAAATTGTACACCAGGAAATAACATCAGTACAGGATACCACCCAACTTATACAGATACAAGTTTCTTCCAAATTGTTGGAGAAAATTGTAAGTTCAAACTTAGTAATGTAAGAGAAGATGAGGTTATTGATTTAATTTTTACTGATGCAGCAAACTGTGATAAAAAAGTAAAAATAGAAGGACTAGCATTAAGATATGTAGAATACCCATCTGAAGTGCCTGATTTACCGTTAGTTGTTAACACTGGCTATACATTAGTACCAAAAGTACAATATAGAAACACATACAATTATGGTTTAAAACACAATACTAAAGTTATTGTTGTTAGTGGTGCTACAATTAATTCATCTACAACACCAGCAAATATTACTAGTTATTTAGCTGCTGGAACTCTTGTTAAGAAAGATGTTAAAGATTTAGTTAATGGAAATGTCATATTAGGTGCAACATACTTATCATGCACCACACTTTCATCAAGCATGTTTGAATATGCTAGTGAAAACAATGATTATTCTTTTTCATATGATTATTCAACGCATACAATTAGCGATATTGATTGTTTAGGATCTGTAAAGAAAAGTGAAATAATAGGTATGACCTCAAACGGTCAACAGGTTGTTATTGAAGTTTTACCAACAACAAAACTACGTGTTTACACAAATAAAGAGGTTGATGAAGCAACATATAGGGTATCTAAACGAGATGGTTACTTTTTTGATTCTAGATCTCCAGAGTTTTTGCAATTAAAACCAGAAACACCGGAGGAGCCTTGTTGTTATTATCCATCAGATTATTATGATACTGGTGATTTTTTAATTACAGAAAAAGGTGAATTATTAGAGGTTATTTCAGTTAATTTAAATTACTGTGAAAATAATCTTTATTATAACATTAATATAACAGGAACACAACCTCAAAACCTAATATTGTTTAATGGTAATGATGGAACACAAGTATTAATACAACACTCATATACTAAGTTTAATAGACTTAATATGAGCTTAAGTCAATATTATATTGATAATCAATGTTGTAAAACTGAAATTGAAGATCCTGTAAGAAATTATACAACTGAATGTGGTGTTATAACCCCGGCCGTACCTTGTGGTAGCACATATCCAATAGTAACCCCAAGTCCAACATCTACACCTACACCAACAAATACATCTACCAGTACACCTACCATAACTAGCACACCAACCGCTACAAATACACCTACATCGACACCAACACCAACGTTGACTGAGACACCAACTAGTACACCTACAAATACATCAACAAACACTGGTACGCCTACTGTAACAGAGACGCCAACTAGTACACCAACAGTAACAACAACACCAAATTGTGAATTTGTAATTGATACAAATGTTGTGACGCTAACACCTACACCAACAACAACTTCAACATCAACACCAAATTGTGAATTTGTAATTGATACAGTTGCTGTAATTCCCACTCCGACACCAAGTATCACTATAACACCGACATCAACATCAACACCAAATTGTGAATTTGTTATTGATACAGTTGCAACAATTGCAACCCCAACACCGAGCGTCACTATAACGCCGACATCGACATACACACCAAATTGTGAATTTGTTATTGATACAGTCGCAACAATTGCAACACCGACACCAAGTGTTACTATAACGCCAACATCAACTTTTACATCTAATTGTGATTTTATAATTGATACAATTGCAATTATTGCAACACCAACACCAACAGAAACAGCTACACCAACTATAACTGAAACACCAACAACAACATCATCAGATAGTTGTGAATTTGTAATAGATATTAATTCAGTTATATCAACACCTACACCAACCTCTACCACAACGCCAACAATAACTTCGACACCAACAATTACATTTACAGAGGGATCTTGTGATATGACTTATGAAATTGTTGAAAGTTCTCAAGGGATAATTCTTGAAAGTGGTGCAAGTTTTATTGTGGATGAAAATAATACTGACATATTAATAGAAGAATAAATAAAAAAAAATATTTAAATAAAATGAGTATAACTAGAATTTCAGAATTACAACGATTAACAACCCCAACAAGCGGATCGTTATTTTATATGGCTCAAGGAAATGGTCCATATGATTCTGCTGCTATAACACATGAAGATTTATTTTCTGGTGTTATAACAAGTGGCACAACAAGATTTTTTGGTTCATATAGTAGTTCCGTGATTCAAACAGGAACTACAAATACTGAGCATTTAATGACATTTAATAGTCTTGATGCAACAAATGGGTGTACATGGGCTAATGGATCACAAATGATTGTTAGTAACCCAGGATCGTATAATTTACAATTCTCTGCTCAATTATATAGAGTACAAGGTGGAACAACGGAAAATTTCTATATATGGTTTAAGAAAAATGGTACATCTATTACAAGCTCTAATACAGTAATAACTTTCGCCAATAACGGTGAATATGTTGTTGCTGCTTGGAACATAATATACCCCAACTTAAATAGCGGTGATTATGTTGAAATTGCTTGGGCAACAACAGATAGTAATATACAAATAACATCACTGACCCCAACTATTGGTCCGTCAGTGCCATCAGTAATAGCAACATTAACTCAAATATAATAAATGGCAACAATAAGATTATATAGTGCATCTGGTTTATACAACGGTTATTATGCTGATGTTGTTTTTCATCCATATAGCGGAGGAACAGCTGTTACCATCGGAACCAACGTACTTATACCTTATTTTTGGACCTCAGATTATTACTACGGTACATACGATTTTAATTTTAAAAATGAACTTGAAGGGTTTGTCTGTAACCTAGAAATAGTTCCAGGAGTAACCCCAACACCAACCTCAACCCCGACGATAACAATTACACCAACTGAAACACCAACAACAACATCATCGGATAGTTGCGAGTTTGTAATAGATATCAACGCGGTTATAGCAACACCAACACCAACTTTAACGCCAACTGTAACATCTACTGAAACACCAACAACAACATCATCAGATAGTTGTGAGTTTATTATTAATATTGATGCTATTGTTGCAACACCAACACCTACCTCTACTTCAACAGTAACCGAAACACCTACTATAACACCAACATGTGATTGTCCTGAAGGATTTACAGCCACAAATGATGGGGGTGCATGTTATAGAGTATTAACATCAACCCCAACATCAATTGAAAACTTGTTAGTTGGTGATGGTGGTAGTAACTCAGCATACGGAATGTATGGTGTTAAGATATACAATGAAAATGACTACAATACTGTTGGAAATTCGATAAGTGGTAACTTAGCATATTCTGGTTATACAACGGCATATGGTAGCCCAGATACAACACCTAACGAATCATTCTGGGCTGGTAGAATGAATCAAATTAACGTTTGGGTTGATGGTAACACGACATGGCCAAATCCAAATTATCCTGATTACGTTAGTTTCTGTGCAACATTCAATTTAACTACAACAAAAACATATTATATCGGCGTGGCTGGTGATAATGATATTACAGTTAAAATAAATTCTGTAACATTAATAAATCAAGCAGATAACTCACCAGTAGATAATTTTAGATTCTACCACATATATCCAGTAACACTAGAAGCAGGTCCAAATATTGTTGAAATTGAAAACTGGAATAGAAGTAGTGTGGGATCGTTTGCTGCTGAGGTATATGACGATACACTAGCAACATTGACTGGGGTAACCAATGCAAGTGAATTAAATATAATGTTCTCAACAGGTGATTACTTACCTGGTGGACCTTTGGCGGGTGAGGGATTCTGCACAAACTATAGCTGTCCAGCTGGTTATACTTTAGACACCACTGATCCAGAAAATCCTGTATGTAAAAAGATTGAGTACGTAGATTGTGGTACAATATATACCCCAACACCAACATCAACTGCAACACCAACAGTAACCCCAACCCCAACAGCAACTGAGACACCAACAGCAACAGATACCCCAACAATTACAATTACACCAACTGAAACATATACACCAAACTGTGAATTTATAATTGATACAGTGGCAGTAATTAGTACGCCTACCCCAACATCAACACCAACAGTAACACCAACCGTAACATCTACTGAAACACCTACAGTAACAGAAACACCTACAATTACTTATACACCAAATTGTGAGTTTGTAATTGACACAGTGGCTTTAATTACTACACCCACACCTACATCGACACCAACACCAACGTTGACTGAGACACCAACATCTACATCAACTGAAACACCAACACCAACTGTAACTGAAACACCAACCGCAACACCAACATCAACATACACACCTGATTGTGTGTTTGAGGCTGCATTAGGTACCCCATTAGTTGTTGATGAAAACACTGAAATTAATATTTGGTTTGACGATAGCGGCTCAATGAACTCAACACTATCACCATTACAAAGTATGAGAGATACTATTTTAAGAGATTGTCTCGTTCAATTCTACAATAATGATTATAACACATATGATCAAAACGTAACGGTAAGCAACTTCTCAAGTAAATCTGGTGGTACTGAAAGAACAATGTACGTATTGAACACAACAGGAACAACAGCTGGTATAACCAAAGTTATAAACTTAGTATTCCAAGACGAATCTTCTCCATACGCTGCTGATGGTAGCTCATTTAATACCAGTGTCAGAACAGGAACGTATGATACTGATATAAGCGGCTTAAGATCAACGCTTGACAATGTTCCTAATAGCAGTTATTATAGAGGTATTGTGTTTAGAGTTAATACGGGTCCAAATTCATATGATGGATTTAGACAATTCTTGGTGGCGGTTAAAGATGGAACCGGTGCATACTCAGGAACAAACGGTCTATCTGATAAGAGTGAAATAACCTACATTTCAAATGTCACAGCGGGTTCAACCGCTCAATATTATGCGGATCAAATAATAACAGCACTAAACACATTGGGATATAATTTAAACCCGTGTAATCAAAGTTAATGAATAATTATATAAAATAATGGCAAAACAATTCACAGTAACAATATCTTCAGGAACGGCACCAGGGCCATACAACATTTATTATGATGTTGTTGATCCGTTGAATATTGCTACGGTGGTTTCAACGTCATTACCCGCAACAGGAATAACATATTCAGATTTAACAGATATAAACGGTGTGTTAGTTTCTGTACCTGATAATGCATATAAAATAATCTTATATAACACAGATCCATATTGTTTAATTGGTGACGATTTAATTTTACCAACACCAACACCAACTGCCACACCAACTTCAACACCAACACTTACAGCAACACCAACCGAAACACCAACCAACACTCCAACTATTACTCTTACACCAACATCAACCTATACCCCTAATTGTGAATTTTTAATAGACACTATTGCGGTTATAGCGACACCAACGCCAACATCTACATCAACCCCGACCCCAACAAATTCTGCACCAGTAGATATTAATTTAAGCAATAATACAGTAAATGAAAACAGCCCAATAAACACAATTGTTGGAACTTTAAGTACTAATGATGTTGATTTAGGCGACACACATACTTATTCCATACAATCAACTGGGGATGCGGCATCTTTTAACATAGATGGTTCTGATTTAAGAACATCCGCAATTTTTGATTACGAGAATAAATCATCATACAGTATAATCATAAAATCAACCGATGCCGGTGGATTATTTTATGATAAAGCGTTTACAATTAATGTAACAAATATTAATGAAGCGCCATATGGTTTAAATTTAAACGGAAGTATTCCGGAAAATTCACCCACAGGAACAACTGTTGGTACAATAACAGCGCTTGATCCTGATAGTGGTGATACATTTACATACGAATTTATAGATTCATTATCTTATCCAAATAATAATAAATTCACATTAACTAGTGGAGGGGTTTTAAAGTCTGCTGAAATTTTTGATTATGAAATCCAAAATTCATATCCAATTAAAGTTCGAGCAACAGATTCTAATTCTTTAACATTTGAAGGTGTGTTAACAGCTTATGTAACAAATGTTAATGAAGCACCATATGGTTTTAGTATTTCTAATGATACTATCCCAGAAAATTCAGCAACAGGAACAACTGTTGGTATTTTAAGTGGATTAGACAATGATTCTGGAAATACATTTACTTATGCACTTAGAGATACTATAACTTATCCTGACAACAACAGCTTTATCATAAGTGGATCAACACTCAGATCAGCTGCTGTCTTTAATTATGAGGTAAAAAATGAATATTTAATTAAAATTAGAGTAACAGATCAAGGTGGGTTAACTTATGATGGTACATTATATATCTATGTTAGTAATGTTAATGAAGCACCAACAAATATTGGTTTAAGTTCATTATCAATTGAGGAAAATGTGGCAACAGGAACAACCATTGGAACATTTTCAACAACTGACCCAGACGGCGGTACATTTACATACAGTTTAGTTGATTTAGCAAATTATCCAGATAACTCTAGTTTTAGTATTAGTGGTATAACACTAAAATCTGCAGCAGTATTTAATTTTGAAACAAAAAGTTCTTATACAATAAGAGTCCGATCAACCGATTCAGGTGGATTAACATTTGATAAAACATTAACAATATCGATAACAAATGCTAATGAAACACCAACAGCTATTTCATTATCATCAAATACAATAGCAGAAAATTCTGCAACCGGTACAACAATTGGAACACTATCAACAACAGATCCAGATGCTGGTGACACATTTACATACACTTTAGTTGATTTAGCAAATTATCCAGATAACTCTAGTTTTACTATTACTGGAGCATCTTTAAAATCTGCGGCAATATTTGATTTAGAAACAAAATCTTCATATTCAATAAAGATTAGATCAACAGATGCCGGTGGTTTAACATTTGATCAAGTATTTGCAATCTCAGTAACCAATGTTAACGAAGCACCAACAAATATTTCTCTAAGTTCAGTTTCAATTTCAGAAAATGTACCAACTGGTACAACAATAGGGACATTTAGTTCATCTGATCCAGATGCTGGCGACACCTTTACCTATGCCTTAGTTGACACATCATCATATCCAGGAAATTCAAGTTTTTCAATTTCAGGAACAACATTAAGAAGTGCCGCGGTATTTGATTTTGAAACACAATCAAGTTATACAATTAGAGTTAGAGCAACAGATGCTGGAGGATTAACATATGATAAATCGATTGTAATTTCAATTACTAACGTAACTTTAACGGTTGGTGTATCAACCACAACTAATGTAACATGTAATGGTGGCTCAAACGGTGTTATTACTGTTTCTGGGGTTACTGGAGGTACTGCAAGTTATACATATTCAAAAGATGGTACAAATTATCAAGCGTCAAATGTTTTCAGTGGGTTAACCGCTGGTTCATATATTTTATATGCTAAAGATTCATATGGTGAAGTTGGTAATAGTAGTGTAGTAACAGTGACTGAGCCAACTATAGTTAGTTCAACATTATCTAGAACAAATCCAACTTGTATAGGAAGTACAGATGGTTCGATTACCGTAACATCAGCTTCTGGAGGTACAGGCTCTGGATATACCTATTCTAAAGATGGTTCCACATATCAAACCGGTACAACCTTCAGCAATTTAGGTAATGGGACATATACAATTTATGTAAAAGATAGTGCCGGTTGTGTAAGAACAAACACAATAGGTTTAGATAGAACACAAGTAACCGCAACAGTATCACAAACAAATGTAACATGTAATGGCGGTAGCGATGGATCAATAGTTGTTTCTGATTTATCAGGAGGCCAAGGTGGTCCATACTCAACAAAATTAAATTCGGGCGGAACTTATCAAGTATTAACTACCTCTAGAACCTATTCTTCTTTATCGGCTGGTTCATATACTATTTATGTAAAAGATAGCGCTGGTTGTGAAAATACATATGCTGTAACAATAACACAACCAACTCAAGTTACTGTTAGTTCATCTGGATTACAATATCCAACTTGTTGGAATAGCACTAATGCAGGGTTCACACTAAGTGCTTCAGGCGGATCTGGAGGCGGTTATGAATATTCTAAAGATAATGGGTCAACGTGGCAAAGTAGTGGTGTGTTTACCAATTTAAGTTCTGGTGTTTATACCGTTAAATCAAAAGATGGTAATGGATGTCAATCTTCTAGTGCGACTGTAAGTGTAACAAAATCCGCTCCAACACCAGTTGTAAATCAAACAAATGCTTATTGTAATGGCGGTACCGGCTCATTAAATGTTGTTGGCGCAAGTGGTGGTAATAATGGACCATATACAGTATCTCTTAATGATATTACTTACTACACAGTACAAAAGATTTTCAGTGATTTATCACCAGGAAACTATACGTTATATATAAAAGATGCAACAAATTGTAAAGCATCATATACCTATGTAATTACTGAGCCATCTGCATTAACAGTAAGTGTTAATTCAGCAACAAATCCAACGTGTTGGGATGGTGCTGATGGTTCTATAACATTATCCGCGTCTGGTGGTACTGGAACAAAAACATATTCAAAAGATGGTACAAACTATCAGGCAAGTGCAACATTTAGTAGTTTAGGTACTGGAACATATGTATTATATGCTAAAGACGCTAATAATTGTGTTGCTGCAACAACACAAACTTTATCTAAATCTGCACCAAACGCAACAATATCAATTTTTAATCCAACTTGTGTTGGAGGAACAGGTAGTATTTCAGTTAATTCTGGAACAGGTGGTAACGGTGGTACTTATCAATCTAAATTAAACGCTGGTGGCACATATGGAAATTTACCACAGGCGTACGCTAGTTTGGGTGATGGTTCATATACTATTTATGTTAAGGACGGTTCAAATTGTGTTCAAACATACACAACTTCAATTACGGTTCCAAGTGCAGTATCATTCTATACAAATGTGGTATATCCAACTTGTTATGATAGTACAAATGGTTCAATAACAGTAATTGCAAGTGGTGGTGCTGGCTCATATCAATATTCTATTAATGGAGGATCAACATGGCAATCAAGTAATAGCTTTACTGGCTTATACTCAGCAACATATACTGTTAGAGTTAAAGACGGAAACGGATGTGAATCGTCTAATCAAAACACTAATTTAAGTAAGGCGGCACCAAGCGCAACAATAACGCATTCTAATATATCTTGTTACGGTGGTTCTAATGGTTCAATAACAATAACAAACCCAACTAGTGGTAATAGTGGACAATTAACAGTTTCATTGACTGGTGATTTCTCAGACTATTACTTATTCAATTTGGTTAATGGTGTTCCAACAGCAACATTTAATAATTTAACTTCTGGAAGTTATACGGTGTACCTTAAAGACTATAATCAGTGTGAGGCGACATATGGTGTATACATATCAGAACCATCACAACAATATGCAACAATTAATAATGCAGTTAATCCTGGATTTTATTCCCCATCAGCTGGAAGCCTTGATATTAGTTCTAGTGGTGGTGTGTGGCCTAAGACATATAGATTATATAAGGACACTAGCTCACCATATACAACTTGCGGTGGAGATATAGTGGCAGAATATTATAGTGTTGCGTCTAGTAACCCAACAAGATCAATAACAGGTTTAACATCTGGTGGATATTGTCTTGAAGTTACTGATACAAATGGTTGTATAACAACAAGTGGTTTAACAGTTTTAACTGATGGGGATGCTCCAGGATATTGTTATACAATGACTTACGTAACAATACCAAATGATTTATATGTAAGATATAGAGACGTTACAGATACGGTACAAACAGTATTAATTCAGAATTTAGCGACCATGGATAATGGTAATGGTACATATACTGTAGGTATTTGTGTTAAACCTGGATCATCATATTCTACACCAGTTTGTGTACAAGGTGGTGTTGAAGTTACTTGTTTTGATAGTTGGACCCAAGGTGGAATTTGTGAATCTGATGGTGTATGTCTAATAGGTAGCGTATAAAAAAATTATAAACAATTTCAAATAAACAAATATTTATACAAAAAGAAAAAACAATGATAGTTACATTCACATTACAAAATCAATATTCTGGCGCAACATATGTTGCTGGGCCTTTTAATATTTCAGGAACAACCAGCGGTAATGTTACCACAGAATTAGCAACAGGGGTAACAAAGGAACAATTATTAACCGGACATACAATTACTGGTATTAGTGATCTCACAACTGGTGGTACAATCGCAAGTACCGGAATTTGTACAAATACCCAGCAATGGGAAGCTTTCCCATCCCAACCAACACCAACGCCGACAACTACATCAAGTGTAACAGCAGAATGTTGGACTGTAACATACAGTACAACTAATCCACCACCAGGTGATTTATATGTAAGATATAGAGATTATGACGGTACCGTCCAAACAGTTTTATTAAGTAACATTGAATCAATGGATAACGGTAATAGTACAATCACAGCTGGTTTATGTGTTTCATTTAGTGGAGCTTATAGTACACCTGTTTGGGTTCAAGGTGGTGTAGAAATTACAACAGAGTGGTTATGGTCAAATGACGGAACACCTTGTACAACTAATGGAACATGTTTAATTGGTAATTAAAAACTAATTTAATATTATATTTTAAAACCCCTTCAAAACGAGGGGTTTTTTATTTATATTTTATAAGAGTTGTATTTATGTAGTATGGGATTAAATCTAAAATTAAAAGGTATTGTTTCACCAAACCCATTTAAGTTATTATATAAAACTGGGCCCACCGCAGGTAATGAATCTGTGGTCACAACCGGGTATACATATTATCCAAATTCTGGTACAACTTATCAAGCAAGTTCTGATGGATCATATTACAACACAAACCCTATTATTTTTAGTGGAGCGTCCTATAGTACACAATATTGGTTTAAAATTTTAGATACAGTAACCGGAGGTTATGTGATTGAAAATATTTTCACAAATCATGAGGAGGTTTATGATAATTGTATAAATTGTTGCTTATTTACTGGAGGTACATCGAATTATATTGATTGTAGATTTAGCGGTGGTTCTGCTATTAGCGATCAAATCATTACCCCAAGCCCAACACCAACAACAACCCCTGCAGATTGTACTTTTACTGGAGGATCGTCTGAATATAATGTTATAATAACGCCAACACCAACAACAACTACAACACCAACAACAACTACAACACCAACAACAACTACAACAACTACATCAGCAAGAATTGATTGGGTTATAGGTGCAGATTCTGGTGGACGATTAGTTATCTTAGATAAAAATGGTGCAACATTATTAGATGAAACCACATCTGCTGGAGGATCAAGAAGTGGAACTATATATGTTTTAGAAAGTTTATTACCATATACAATTAGAGGGATGTGGGCTAGTGGATCGGGTAATATTATAAGATATAGAGTTTGTGATATTATTGGAACATCAGAATTACATTTAAGTAGCCCGATTGACAATCTGCTTGGAGAAGAGGATTACACACCATCACCAACACCTTTACATGTATCTGTGACATTAAGAGCTAATAACAATATACCTATTGGGTGTCCAGTATAATAAAATAAAAGAATTAATATTTATAACATATGGCATTTAACGCTTCAGTAAATTTAGGAACAGTAGGAAACGGAATCACAGGACAAACCGTTTCAATATCAGGATGTACAGGTGCGTCTTGTGGAAGTGGCTGTACAAGTCTAGTAACATCACAAGCGGTATCTAGTTTTCCAAAAACAATTTCATCAATACCTGATGGAACGGTTAGTTTATTTGTTAAAGTGGACGGCGGAGATTGTTCTGGTACAACACAATGTATTTCAATAACTGGAATACCAGGTGTAACACCAACACCAACAACAACTTCTACCACTGTTACCCCAACAATAACACCAACAACAACTACCACACCAACTACCACACCAACTACCGTTGATCCAACAATTACACCAACAACAACTACTACTACCGTTACACCAACAATTACACCAACAACAACAATAACCCCTACTAGCTTGCCAGGATGTAGTTCTACTGTAACAGGTGAATATACTGGGCCAACGATTTATAATTACCCTGATCGTCAACTAGATTTTACAGGGGTGGCTAACGGATCGCTAATTAATTTTACGTGTACAGCAAACGATAGACCAAACAATATTTCAATTAGAACAGATTTAACAATTATTGAAAGTACAGGATGGTTTGGTAATTCATCTGGTTATGATTCAAATGATTATTGGTACCCAACTCAAACTGGCCCAATAACATTAACAATAACATATGATAACACCCAAACATATTACATAGATGTATTAACAGCACCAATGTTAGCTGCGCCAAATGACGTAAATGACTATTGGGAGGTAAGTATACAATGTCTTGGTGTTCCGACGTTAACACCAACAGTAACACCAACAACAGTTTATGTATACTACAGAGCAGAAGAAGTCATGGACACTAATATATCAACAACTTATTGTAATAATTTTGGTTCAGGTGGACAAGGTTATCTAATTAACTCACCATTCTATACAACTGACGCAATTTTAACACCAGGTACTACAACAATCTATAGTGATTATGGTTTAACAACACCTGTTGCGGGTTCTTGGTCATTAGGTAATGTAACAAGAATGGCATATATAACTGAATCAGAAAACCAAAGTGCGCAAAATACCCCAACAACAACAAATCCTAATGGTGATTTATTATATGATGGAGGTACATATAAATTTATAAGAGTAGATTCAAATGGTGGTATTATATCAGTAGGTAATGATAGTTGTTCAGGTGGACCTGGTGGGCCTAGTGAAGCATAAATGATTAAAATAAATAAGTATAAATGAGCTTTTTAGATAGCAGTAATTCAGAATTCTTATCAGCAAGAATAACCAGAAAGGGTAGAAAATCTATCGCTGAAGGTAATTTTGTTATAAAATATTTTCAGGTTGGCGATTCTGAATTTGATTATACTTTTAGTGGATTTACCGGGGCAGGCACAACACCAAGACAAAGGGTATTGGCGCCTATGGATGGAGATCAACATGTGAAGTATCCCTATCTATTAACAGGTACAGATACAATCAACTATGGTAACGCTGTTGAACAATCAATAACAACCACATTAAAAAATGCAATGGGCCCAGCTGGATTCGTTACAAACTATAGACCATATGATAGTGATGTTTGTACTGGAACCACTGTTGAATGCTTAGTTAAAGAAATATCATTATCAGAAGTTGATGGAACTAATATTTTATCAGTTCCTAATGCTACAGGTTATTCACAGTGTGAATTCGTAACATTAGTATTTAAGAATCAATTTGTTAGTCAAAATTATGTTATAAGTGGGACATCACAAAGCTTAGTTTATAAAATCACAAATGTTAGTCCTACAGAATTAACATTTGACAGACCGATGCCAAATCTTTCAGCGGAGACCGGATATGCACAAGTTATTTGCAATAGATGTAGTTTAGAATACCCAGAAGCACCAACAGGCTCTACGGTTTGTTCACCATTACCAGTTGACAATCTAGCACAACACGATCCATGGACACTAGAAACAATATGGACACAAAAACCAGCTGGATTAGACGCATCAGATGAAGCATTAAGTGGTTATACTGGAACACAGTTCGCATCATTAAAAGAATACTTAGGTTATACCTCTACCGGCCAAACATTTACAAATTTAACTGGTGGGACGATTTCTAATCCAACATCATATACTAACTCATTTGGAGAAAGAATAGATGTAAAACCAGAAGATCAAAGATGTATTGCGGTTATTCATTATTCAGAATTAGGTGACATTGTTAATGATCCAGAAAGATTTTTTAAATATGATGATTATATTGGGAGCGAAACAGATGAAGAATATTACACATACGATCCAGATGATTTAGTTTCTGATGTTAATCATTTTGAAGTTTATATTCCTTTTATTTTTTATCACAGAAATACCGGAACAACAATCGGCGCAAAATTTGTGATGGATACAACTGATTATTATGTTTCATCAGCAAAAAATACTAAACCAAACACAAACAATCTTAAGTTTAGATTTTTATTAGACGAACAAGGTATTCGTGTTGGTAAAGTATTTGTTGATAAAAAAATTATTGTATTTGATGACCAAGAATTGGTGGCCGTATTAGAATATAAAACAAATAGAAAATATACATTACCAGCACCTAGATTCAACACAGTGCCATTAGATTTACCGACATTCTATGATTTAGATCCAGTAGTTCTTACAGGAGAAACCGCTTGGGTTACATATATGTTCCAATACACTGGTGACACCTATAGAAATGGTATGCATTGTAACTATTATGGAAAGATCACAGGAACAACAAATTCAAATATTGGTTTTAGATTTGAAACCGGTGATTTTAAATTTTTAAGTAATTCATCATATTTTACCGGGTTTACAGCAAATAAATTTTATGCATTAGTTCAAGTTGTACAAACAGGTAATCCACCATCATCAGACGGATGGAAAATTATTGACTTAACAACACAAATATCTGGACACACTGTCGGTAACCTTATTTCTAAAACAAATATGTGTGGTTACCAATTTGTTATCACCGGAGATATGTATGATAGTGCCATTACTGCACCTACATATGATATAGAAAATTATCTTGGCCCATTACCAAATATCGATCAACCAACATTACCACAGTTTGGAGATTCACAACCTTTCCCAGGTGCAGTTCAATTAACAAGGGCAACTGACGTAGAGGTTTTAAATTTCATGGTTAATCTACCTGGAACACAATTCTTAACAAGCCAGAACCCAACATATGTTACTGGGCAACCAAAAAGAATAACAGAGGTAGCATTATTAAATGAAAATAAAGAGCCTTTAGTTACAGCTAAATTAGCTAAACCGTTAGAAAGAACAGGTAACCAGGTATTTTCCGTTAGAATTGATTTCTAAGACTTTACTATAGATTTATTTTTTCTTATTATTTGTTTTATGGACCTTAAATTCAAAAACAAATCGAAGATTCTTGGTTTAGATATTTCAACCAAGACAATTGGGTGGGCTTTATTTGACCTTACTGGAAAAAAGTTATTAGAATTAACACATTTTTCCCCAAAAATAAAACCACAACCTGAAGATAAATTAGAAGAATTAATAAAAAAGGCTGACGCTTTTAAAAAGCATCTAGAAGCATATAAGAATCTAGGTATTGTAAAAGTTATTATTGAAGAGCCGTTATTAAATTCCAATAATATCTACACAGTAGGTACACTACTTCGTTATAATACCATGATCTGTAAAGCGGTTTATGATGTGTTAGAGATTGTACCAACATTTATTTCAACATACAACGCTAGAAAGTTTGCATTTCCAGATTTAGTTGGTGACAATGGTAAAGGTAAGAACGTATTGTTCGGCGGTTATCCAAAAGATATAGATAAAAAACACGTTATCTGGGAACATGTTAACGCTGTGTGTACAGAAGTAAAATGGTTATATGGTAAAACAGGTAACTTAAAAAAAGAGAACTATGATATGGCTGATGCTGCAACAGCTGTTATAGGATATATAAACATGATAAAAGAAAACGATTAAAAATGGAAAAAACAATTAAAAGAATGGTCGACGGAAAAGTAGTACTTGAAAATGTTATTTATGATACCAGTATCAGTAAAAGAATTAATGTTACAAACCCAAACACAGGATATAAAATAAATTCAATTACTATTGATCAAATTACTTATTATCCTGTTGGAATTATCAAAGAAAAGAAGACTAAAGAAAAAATGGCAACTAATGTTTGATAAATGTTATTATTTGTGTTATATTTAATAATGTAGGCGGGAATGTAAATTTATTTACATTTTGGTTGGTTCCCCAGAGGGTGGTGTCTCTGGGGATTTTTTTTTACGGTTTTTTTTACTTATATTTAAAATATGACCGCAACAGACACCGATTTCGACCAAATTGTTGAACTTTTAGAGGATATTCTTGGTAACTACAAGATGCATAATGACTATAAAGGTCAAATATCTTTTGATTGCCCTGTTTGTTCCTATGAAATTAAAGGATTGGATGAAGGTGATGGTAAAGGGAACCTGGAAATCAACTATAGAATGGGGGTTTACAAATGTTGGTCTTGTGGTGAAACTCACGAAACCCACGGAAATCTTTACAAACTCATAAAAAAATATGGCACAAAAAAGCAACTACAGTTTTATGAGTTAATGCGCCCAGAAGACGTTGAACAACCGCAGAAAATCACTAAAATAGCTAAACTCCCAAATGAGTTTATTCCATTTTCAGGAGCAAGTATGGGGTTAAAACTCACACATCATTACAGGCAAGCATACAACTATATCAGAAGTAGGAATATAACAGATGATATGGTTAATAAACATAATATAGGGTTTGCACATGATGGTTTATTTGCAAATAGAATCATAATTCCATCTTATGATGTAAACAGAAAACTCAATTATTTTATTGCCAGGTCTTATTTACCAAAGACCAAAATGAAATATAAAAACCCAGATGTTCAAAAAGAAATTATTATTTTCAATGAACACCTAATAGATTGGAATAGAACGATTTATCTTGTTGAAGGGGTTTTTGACAGTATATTTGTTGATAACTCAATAGCAATGCTAGGTAAGGTTATGGGTGAGTTTCTTTACTCAAAGCTTTATGCAAACGCAAAAGAGATTGTGATTGTATTAGATGGTGACGCCTGGGAAGATGCACAAAGACTTTACCATAAACTGAATACAGGAAAATTGTTTGGTAAAGTGTGGGTTGTTAAAATGCCTATAGACAAAGATATTGCTGACTTAAAAGGTGATTTTGAAAATTTAGAAAAACTACAATTAGATTAATATGGATTTACTATTAGAATTAAACAAGTTTGATCACATCAAATATCATGATGAACCACATCACTATTATATTGAAGATCAATTATTAACATCTGCCACCACTTTTATTGGAAAGTTTAAAAACAAATTTGACAGCGATGGTCAAGCTGAAAGATATGCAAATAAACACGGTCTTGTTAAAGAAGAGGTATTAGCCGAATGGGATCACAAAAGAGATTATAGCACCATCAAAGGAAGCGCAGTGCATGATTATGCTGAAAACCATTGGAATAATAAAATATTTCCATACGATTCGTCACCAGCTGTTAACAGGTTTGGTGAAGACATTGTTAAACCAGCATATGACAAATGTGTAAAACTATTTGATAGATTCTATAACGATAGTAAAGCAAATTTAATACCTTTAAAAAGCGAATTTGTAATTGGCGATGCTGAATTAGGTATATGTGGAATGGTAGACCAACTATTCTGGAACAAGAAAAGCAATCAGATTCAAATCTGGGACTGGAAAACAAACAAAGCCATAAACATGAAGAGTGATTATGGAAATAGATTTAAAAGACCAATCTCACATTTAGATGAATGTGAATATAATACATATAGTCTTCAAACAAGTCTATACAAATATATTATCGAAAAGAACACAAACTTAAAGATAGGGGATCTATATTTCGTTTGGTTTTTTGAAGGTAATGACAATTACAAAGTTTTCAAATGTGCAGACATGAGAAAAGAGATTATCGACATGTTAAACTCAAAATAAAATGATTAAAAAAATTGTACACATTGCAGATTTACACATCAGAACAATTCAATTACATGATTTGTATAAAGAGCAATTTGAAAAGCTAATTGAAGAAATTAGAGAACATAGTGCACAATGGACATCTGAAGGTGTTAAATGGGATGAGATTCGTATTGTTATTGCTGGCGATATTGCACATCAGAAAATCAATATTTCAAACGAACAACTAATGTTAACCAGTTGGTTTTTAAATAAACTTTCTAGTTATGGTAAGGTTGTTATTATTCCGGGAAACCACGATTTCTTAGAAAATAATATGCAACGATTAGATAGTATAACACCGGTTGTAGAATTAATAGACAATAAAAATATTGTTTATCTAAAAGACAAAGGTGTGTATGAAGATGAAGATGTTGATTGGGTTGTATATTCATTGTACCAACACAATGAAAGACCAGATTTTAAAGCAGACGGTCGTTATAAAATTGGTTTGTTTCACGGACCAATACAAGGTATGTCAACAGATCTTGGCTTTAAATTTGAAGATGGGTATGATCGTTTAAACTTTGTTGGATTAGATTTACTTTTATGTGGTGATATTCATAAAAGACAAACATTTAAATTACCTGGTGGTGGATTAGCGGTTATGATTGGTTCTCTTATTCAACAAAACTTTGGTGAAACAGTTAAACATCATGGTTATGGGATATTTGATATGGTGACAAAAAAGTATGATTTCTTTGATTTGCCAAATAATCAACCATATATGCATTTCACCATTTCAGATATAAACGATATTCAAGATGAAAAAGAAGAACTCGTTAACGCTGGATGATGAATTTGTAAGGTATTGTGAGCTTAACAATATTACAGACATCGAAGGAACAGCTAAAAAAATATTTCAAAGAGGATTTACCATAGAAAAATATGGTGAAACACCAACAACAGCAAAAGGAAAAGAAGTAGAGGTAATCAAAGAAGTGATTAAGGAAGTTCCTGTTGAAAAGATTGTTGAAGTTATAAAAACAGTTGAAATAATTAAAGAGGTTCCTGTTGAGAAAATTGTTGAGGTAATTAAAGAAGTTCCAGTACAAGTTAAAGGCGAAAAACAAGTAATCATCAAAGAAGTAATTAAAGAAGTACCTATTGAAAAGGTGGTTGTTAATGATGATGAAGTTAAAGCTTTAAAGCTGGAAAATGATAAATTAAAAGACGAACTAACCAAGATAACAACCGCTTTAGAAAAAATGAATAAAGCGAAATATCTAAAGGGTAGCGACTTGAATAATCTATATGACGAATAAAATTTAAATTATGGTATCAGTTTTAATCTTGTGGGCATTTATGGGTTACGGTATGACCACTATTTTAGTTTACGGATCAATTTTTGAAAACCAACGAGCTTGGATTAAAAAGAAATCTAAATTCTTTGGTGATCTAATTAGCTGCATGATGTGTACATCTACTTGGGTTGGTTTCTTTATGTCAATTCTTTTGGGTGGGTTAACTGAAAAATTTCTAGATGTTAATTGGCTATTTGGTGTTTTCTTCGATGGTATGTTTACCTGCGGAATCGTTTGGGCAATTAATGGTGTCATAGAATTTTTTGAAGAAAGTAGAATTAAGTAAAAGAAAATTTTTAATTTCAAAACAAAAACATTATCTTTAACAGATATGAATCCTTTTATTAAAGTTGAGTGGGAAGACGTTGCTGAGAACTTTACCCCAGAAAGAATTAAACGTGTTAAAACGTACTTTCAAAATAAGTACAACACAACACATGTACAAGTTGTTACAAAAACCTTAAGTCAGAAGCAAAATACAAAGCTGAAGACTCTAGAGGTTACTGATAGTATATTAGACCATCAGTACCAAAAAACGTTAATGAAAGATTTTCTAACCGAAAATAAGGTTAATGTTAAGTGGGAGCTGTTAGATAGATTAGACAATCGTGTTAATTCTCAAATAGATAAAATCAATGAGAATAAAGTAAGATACAATAAATGGTTTATTAAGAAAGTTGAGTTCTCAAACTTTCTTTCTTTTGGTAAAAACAACAGTATTGATTTTACCGAATTGAATGGTATTAGTGTTATTGAATCAAATCCTAGAAACTTTGGTGGTAAGTCAACTTCAAGTGTTGATCTATTAATGTTTTTATTCTTTAATACAACAACTAAAACAAAAACAAACGGCGAGGTTTTCAATAAATTTACCGACGAAGATGAAGTTGTTGTAAAAGGACATATAACAATTGATGGAGAAAATTATGTTATCTCCAGAACATTAACCAGAAAGAAAGGTAGATCCGGCGAATACTCTGTAAAAAGCGAATTAGAATTCTATAAAGAAAAGGAAGATGGTGAACTTGAGAATTTAACAGGAGAACAAAGAAGAGAAACTGAGACGTTTATTGAATCAGCGATCGGAACGCAAGAAGATTTTCTTTCTACAATTTTAACTACTGGTTATAATCTAGAAGAATTAATTGAATCTAAGCCAACAGCGAGAGGTCAAATCTTAACTAAGTTTTTGGGTTTAGAAAATCTAAAGCAAAAGGAAGAGATTTGTAAAGAAATCTATAATGATTGGTCTAGAAAATTAATTAGCAATACTCATAATATCGCACAATTAGAAGCTGATATTGAAGCTAGTAATGAAAGCATTGAAAATTCTAAAGATCAAATCTTTGAGCATACAAATCTTTTAACCGACTATGGTAATAAGTTAAAAGAATTGGAGGATAGAAGAGACTATATTCTTGGCTTGAGATCAAATGATATTGATCAGGAACTAATTAAAACGAATCCCGTTGCACTTCAACGAGAGATCGAAGAATTAAACACACAAAAAGCAACAAGCAAAAGAAACGCAGAAGCTGTAGATGTGAAAGAACCATCCAAATATTACAGCGAAGATGAACACAAAGACCTAAAAGAAAAAATGGGTGATGTGTATTCGGTTATTGTTGCGTGTAAGCACACTAAAGGTGAAAAAGAAAAGTTAATAAAACAACTTGAAGAGGGAAAGATATGTCCAACCTGTAAGAGAGCCTTAGACGAAGTTGATCATACAGATGAGATTGAAAGTTTAAAGAAAGAGATTAAAGAAATTAGTTCTCAAGTTGATTCAAATCAAAAAGAACTTGATGAATTAAAAGTACAATCGGATGGATTTGATTCCCTTAAATCTGAGTTTGATAACTACGAAAGAAATAAACTGCGTAAAGCAAGATACGAGCTTGAAGTAGATCAAAAAGATTTGGAGATTAATGTTAAACAAACTAAGCTAGATAATTACGAGAATAATAAAAAGAAGCTTGATGAGAATCAAAAAATAGATGCCGAACTTCTTTCGTTAAGAACTAGATTGGAAACTGTAAATGCTGATATCCGTGTTTCGAATTCAACAATTGAAAGAAACAAAATCAATATCACGACGATGGAGGATAAAATTAAAACCTACAACGAATTGATAACAAAGATTAAAGCAGAGGAAGAACTTCAAGGTGTATTTAAGGTTTATTTGATGACTTATGGTAAAAATGGTATTTCAAAAACAATTTTGAAAAACATGATACCACTTATTAATCAAGAATTGAGTAGATTACTTTCTGACAGTTGCTACTTTGTTTTAGAATTAAATATAAACGATAAGAACGAATTAGAGTTTATTATGATTGATTCTGAAACTAGAGTTGTTAAGCCATTAAATGCTGGTTCTGGGTATGAAAGAACAATATCTTCTTTAGCATTAAGAAGTGTACTTACAAAAGTATCATCATTACCAAAACCAAATATTGTTGTTATGGATGAAGTGTTTGGTAAAATAGCTGATGAGAACTTGGAGATGGTTGGTGAATTCTTTAAGAAAATTAAAAACTATTTCGAGCATATTTTTGTAATATCGCACAATCCATTGATCAGAAACTGGTCTGACAATTTGATTATGATCAAAAAAGAAGAGAATGTCTCGTCTATTGATTATGTAACAACAAAAATTTCTTAATACCACAAATTTTATTTATATTTGTATTAAACAACAAAGAATTATGATTACAAAAGATTTTAGTCTTTATGCGAAAGACAGAGGTATTGGTTCATTAGATTTACATCGTTTTAACAAAAACATTGAAAATAGTTTGACACCATATATTCTTGAGGAGAGGTCCCTTAATGTTACTGTGATGGATGTGTTCAGTAGACTTATGATGGAAAGAATCATTTGGGTCGCTGGTGAAGTAAATGATCATATGTCAACAATTGTTCAAGCGCAATTAATGTTCTTAGATAGTCTAGATAACAATGATATCACAATGCATATTGATAGTCCGGGTGGTTCAGTAAAATCTGGTTTATCTATGGTTGATGTTATGGAATACATTAATTCAGATATCAGAACAATTAATACTGGGATGGCTGCATCTATGGGATCAATCCTTTTAGGTGCTGGTACAAAAGGTAAAAGAGGGTCACTTAGATTTTCACGTACAATGTTACACCAGTCTAGTGGAGGATTCCATGGGAACATTCAAGATGCGAAAATCGATATGATTGAATGGGAGAAGCTTAATAATTTGCTTTTTGATTTGTTAGGTGGGTATTGTGACAAAGACGGAAAACAAGTAATGCAAGATGCTTCTAGAGATCTGTGGCTTTCTGCTGATGATGCATTGGCTTATGGGATTATTGATGAAATAGTCAAAAAGAAAAAATAAATTAGTGGTTAGTGTTTAAAATGGGAAGTTTTTTGACTTCCCTTTTTTTATTTAAAAATTTTCCTTATATTTAATATTAGACCTTGTGGTTGAATCGGAAGTGTCCTTGAGGCATTAGAGTTGGAATTGATACCAGCAAATTCGGATTCAAATACAAAAAAAATATAAGGAAAATGAATAGAAAAATTTCAATCAACAGCGGTATTGCTGTACCGCAGTCTTTTATTACCAAGGGTAAACAAAGATTAAAACAGCACATAGACACCGTATACCTCAAAAACGGTGATGAGTTCGAAATCGAACTTTATAATCCATACAAAATGAAAATACTAGCCACCATTGAAATAAATGGTGAATCTATTGGATCGGGGA